CTCCTAAGTTTTCAAGTAGTGAAATAAAGTACACTGAATAAAAACCTCCAATTACTAGTCCTGGAAGAAGCGAATAAATGACATTTCCTTTTGCCATATACCAAGATATATGAAGGAGATATGAAGTAGCTATAAAGTAAAGAGGCATTCTCCATATTTTAAAGCTAACAAATCTTTTGTTTACTGCTGCTTTAATTATACCAGTAGTCCAATCTGCAAACATGAGTGACCATAGTGTCCAAACGGCCAATGGATCATCCCAAATATAGTTTGTTATAAAAGATGTTAAGCTTGCTGTTACTGCTACAAAAGCATTTATGGTCCAAGACTTTGTTCCTGCTAATGATTCTAAAAAATCTTGGGGGCTTGAAAATCCAATAAATCCTGTTGTTGCTGCTTCTTTCATTTTTTATTTGAAGTGTAGTTGTGTGTAAATTTCAGTAATTTATTTTTATTATCCTAAAAGATTGAAATATACAAGATTTTACGTATTGTAAGATGCTAATAGTGCTCCCATATCTGTAACTGAAATTATTGCTGTTCCCGTTGTGTTATCCACTGGTACTCCCACTGCCACTGATGATGCTGATGGAACTTTTAATGTTCCTGTTAATGCACCACTTGCGTAAGTTGTGCCATCTCTAACATCTGTTACTGCTGGGTTTCCAAGTGCTGTTCCAGCAGAGTATAGGGTTTTATTGGTTGCAACTACATCTGTTTGAAAAGTTATTTGTGTAGGCAATGAATTACTAAGTCTTGTTCTTGTACATGAAATTGGATAACATTCATTGACACAAATTATTTGACCGCTAATAGTCAATAATCCAGTAGATGATATTGCTAGAACTCTTGCATTATTTGATTGAGTTATACCATTTACTGTTATAGTTGACCCAACGCCTCCAGCTATTGCAACACCTGATGTAGATGCTGGAGCAGAACTAACAGTTCCTGTAACATTTAGTATTCCACCAGTTGCAACACCAAATCCTTGTGTACTTTCTGACCCCTTTATATTCCCAGTTATATTTACTGTTGATGTTATAGCGCCTCCATTATTACTTATATATCCCCATGAATCAGTTCTAACAAAAGTCATATTTCCTACCCAATTTAAAGTTGCAGATACAGCAGTAATATTAATACCATTTTGAGTAGTAATAGCACTAACATGACCACCACTGCCGTTTAGATTGAATATACCATTGGCAGTAATGGCAACTACAGTATTATTAATTGCCCAATTTGAATTTAACGTTAGCGTTCCTGTTCCTGATAATCTAACAACAGCATTTAAGGTGTTAGGGTTACCTCCAGAACCAGATATATTTGTTGAAGTAACTGTTGCTGAATTTGGAGAAGCTAATGTAAAATCTATAAGCGTTGTTGTGCCTGAGTTATTTACAAGTCCTGTACCCGTTGCATTTACACTTACTCCATTTGTAAGTACAAAAATTCCTCCAGCAACAGCTGGCGCTCCAGCCGTATTTCTTAAACTTAATACTGTAACATTTTGGTCTACTGTTACAGTAAAATTATTTGCATAAACATCATCTGCTGAAGTAGGTAATGTTCCTCCATTCCATGTAGCTGTACTGCTCCAGTTACCGTTTGCTACGGCATATCTTAGTGCCATTACTGATTGATTTCATTTGATGATTCAACAAATAACTTAGCCTCGTCAAAACACTCTTGAAGTGTAAGTCCTGTCTTTACATCTGATTTAATAGTAACTTGGTTGCCTTCATTGTCAACATACCATGACCTCATTACTAAGGCATTCATTCCGCCTCCCGTTGAGTTTTGAACTATTGAATATTGTGTCTCCATAATTATACGTAAGTTAATGAATATCTATTTGTCCATGCACCTGTTGCTTGTAATGTTATTGGTGAGCCAGGAGTTGTAAAGTCAACTCTTTTTATTGTCCAAGTTCCTGAATCCAATGTGCCTACTGGTGCTGTTCCTGAGTATTGATAAGGATAAACATAATCACTTCTTCTTTCGTAGTTGGTTCCGCCTCCACCTCCTCCAGTAGTTTTAACCTTTCCATCTGAGCCGATAATAACTATGGAGGAGTTTCCATAGCTATTACCGTTAGTATCTATTTTAGATATCATATCTCAGTTAGTTCAATTAAGAAAGTTGTATTTGGTGTAGTTGTTTCTACTACTAGTTTGTCTTTTTGGTTTATTGTATATGGAGTATTATCAAATACTGTATCTCCTGGATCTAGATTTAGTTTTATTATAGATACTTCAGTGTTATCACTGGCATCATATTTTTTTAATTCTAGATCATATGCGGCCAAGTTTGTAAACTTTATAAAGTTAACAACGTGGTTTTTCTTAATACTAGATTCAAATAATACATTTGATCCTACAGCTAATGTACCTTGCTTAGTATAATTCATTTAGATAAAGTTTTTAAACAATTAGGCTCCTCCTTCACAGCTTGTACAATCTCCATAAGTTATTCCTGAAGCTACTGGTACAAATGGTAATGGAGAAAAATTAGGAGGGTATCCATATCCTATAACTTCTAAACAACCATTGACTGAATCGTATACCTCTCCTATTCCAAGACTGCCTCCTTGTGCAACAATTAAAGTGGTAGTAGCTGTTCCACAATATTGAACTTCATATACTTGACAAGTAATAAATAGAAGTTTTCCTCTACATTCTCGACAACTTAGAAATATTCCAGGGCCTCTACCTTGACCTATAAAATCAAAAAATAAATAAGTAGCTACTCCTGTAGTGTCATAAGACATTACTTCCCAACAAACCCCCCAGTTATCTTTTAATATACTTCCTTCAGGGTATTGCATAAATTGAGCAGGTACGCTTACTACTTCTACTCTATCATTATCACAACAGTTTCTTACAGTTAAGAAATACTCTTCAGGACAAGGATTATCTGTTGTACAATTCAAGCAATTATTTTCACTTCCTGTATATACACTATCTACTATTATATCATAGTTAGTTGGTAGTGTAATTGCTTCTCCGATTACTTTCCAACAAATACCATTAGTATCTACAAATACATCATTTATATTTAATGGAATTGTTGTAGCAATTGTTTCAAATAACTGACCACAACATGATTGAACTTTCCAAAAATCAGGACATGGATTTGCTGTAATACAATCGTCACAATTTCCAGTAATTAAAGTATCTACAGTAATAGATTCTTCAGATATTGGTGCACTTGATTCATCTACTACACTCCAGCATAATCCATTGTTATCCACAAAGGTATCTCCTACAACTAACCCAGGTAAAGATCCAGAAACAAATTCAACACCTGCAATACAACAAGATGATATAGTAAGATTTAACGGACACTCATTTGCCGCTTGACATTCTACACAAGAATCATAAGTATCTACAAAGTTTCTAGTAAAGTTTGTTACATCATTTGATGCAGATATTACTTCCCAACAGTTACCTTCATCATCTACATGGAAACTACCTACTTGTAATCCAGGTATGTTAACTAGTTCTGTAATGATAGGTTCACAACAGTTTTTAATAATAAAGTTAGATTCTGATGTTTTTACAGAACAAGGTCTTTCTATGTCTAATGTATAAGATACTGTTACTAAGTTTGTTTCAAGTGGAGGAACCTCACATTCTCCTGGACAGGAAACATCTACAATAAATCCTACAAGAAGTCTTGTCTCATGTATGTCAAAGTTAGATCCTAAAGTAACACTTGTTTCAAAACATACTTGACCTTTTTCATCAACTAAGAATGATTCTACTGGTATAAATGTAAAAGCTGGAGTTAAACTACTTTGATTATATGTACAATCAAAATGAAATACACCTATTTTAAATGTTATTATAAAACCTCCAGCTATATAATCATCTGCATTATTAAAAAATGCTGTACCAGAAAATGTAATTATATCATCTGGAATTAAATTAATAGGAATTGGTACACCAGCTGTTTTATCTTGTATCTTAACTTCTGGAGCTAATGAAGAATTTAGATAATCATAAGCAAATCTTGACCATGTAGCTTGCCCGTCTGGACCATTATTACCACCATAATAAAGAACAGGATCAGGTGTTCCTACATTTATAGATGGTGACATAAAAAATGAATGTGCCGCTATCTTAGTAAACTCTGGTTTACATTCATTAGGATTTATAAAAATTTGTGTGCTCATAATGTTTTATTTATCTACTTATTTCTTCCCAATCTATTGAAGCATATGCTCCTAATGTTCCTCCTGTAGCATCAATAGCCATTTCAATAACTATTTCAAAAGCTGTACCTGTAAAAATATTTCTTTCTAATTGAGCTGCAAACAAAGCTTCTTTTAGTATGTCCATACTTGGAGAACCTTGATTAGATGAGTTTATATATCCTTGTGCTAATACTCTACCGCCTGTGGTTGATGTACCTGTAAGATTATATTCAACAGAAGAATCAGCTGCAGCAGGAGCCCAAGCTCCACCAGTTATTGCAGTTCCATTTAAAATTCTCCAGGCATAATTTTTACCATTACCTAATCCTAACAATGAAACAGCAGTAAGAATAACAACAGCATCTAATCTAGTAGATCTTAATCTAATACCTACAATAGGATAAAATGTTCCTGCTGCAGGAAATGTTACTGGAGTAAGTATTGGTGTACCAATAGCTTGTTGTGCTCCTCTTAACTCATATCCTCCTTCAGATATTACAGTAGAACAAACTTGCTTTAATGTAGCTGCAGTTGCTGTTCCTTCATTAGTTATTTCACATCTTAATGGTAATGAAGCAGTAGTAATATAGGTAGATGCAATTAAGTTAGCATGATTAAATCTATGACAAAGTATAAAGTTTCCATCTATTACAAATCCTAATCTTACAGTTCCTTCACCTAACCACTCAATATCCATAAATAGAATCTGAGCTTTGGTTATATCTAAAGTTACCCCAGATGGCCCATTTCCGTCTAGTGTATCTACATTCCAAACAGCTTGAGGTACAATACTTTCAGTTATCGCACCTGTAACTGAACTTCTTTCTACAAAACTTAAAATATTATCTCTTAACTGAATGTAGATACCATTATCTGTTCCATAGTACCCAACTCTTTGTCTTAATCCTGTTTGAGCAGGAGCCATTACAAATGTATTAAACACTAGTAAAGACTTACCTGGTTGATAAGAGAATACTTTTGCAGTCTCTCTTACTATTTGAGATCCACCTGTACTAGTTACATTTAGATTTACTAATCCTTCATTTGAACTAAATACAGCTGTTGCACCACTTGTAGCAAGTGTATTCCATAAACCATTATCTCTATATCTATGAGAAGAATCAAATAGAGTTAAAGGTTGTGATACTCTTAGTCTTCCAAAGGCATCAGCCAACATAGGAAGATTTGTAAGAATATTAGAATTAGAATTTCCTGATGTTGATATTACTGTGCTCATTATGCAGTTATCCAGCTAATTAGTAATTCTGTTCCTGCGCCGCTTGCGGTTATTGAATTTTCTGCAAAATAATTATTCATTGCACTTGCGTCATAATTAACTATTTCACCTGGTTTAATTGTTGTGCCTAACACAGTTCCGTTTCCAGTACCTACATTAGCTACAGAAAAACTAAATGTGATTTCTGAATTAGTCCAAGCACCTGTTACTCTTTCAGCATTAGGTATTCTTGCTTGAGGAGATAGTAGAGTAGTAAATGTAGCTTCTAAATTTGTTACTGAATCTGTAATACAGCACAGTTTATTTTTTAATTCTTGAAGTCGAATTCTTATAACAGAATCTGTACCTCTTCCTGGTCCTGACATAATTAAAATTGTTGTATTAATAAAAAAGGTGGAAGGACAAGCTTATTTAGCAAGTCCCTCCACCATTTATTTAAGTTAAATTACGCTCCGAATGCTTGAACTGATGGAACACCTGCGTTAGCCGCTAAGTTGTTCAACAAGTCCTCAATAGCTTGGTGTCTACCTACTTCAACAAAGATATCGTAGTTGATGTCCTCATTGATTCGACCAGCGAAACTTTGAGTGTGGTTGAAGTGACTAACTTTCAAAGTATATTGGATGTATTGTTTAGACTCATCCTCCATGTTTGAAGTTTCACCACGTAACAATCTACCAAGATAATCTTTTCTGTAGTTAAGTCCTCGGAAGTATGCACGACCTTCGTTCTCAAACGCTCTTAAGTTACCTGCTAGGTGAGTTCTAGGGATCCATCTAGATAAGTACTTAGGCTCGTAACGTCCTTTTGGAAGACGGCCAATACCTTCACGGATCTCTTCAGGGTATCCTGCAGCCACTCGAATTTGAGTAGAAGTTTCAGTGAAACCTACCAAGTCACGAAGTGCCTCATCTCCTTGAAGGATGAATTCTCTTGACTTGAATCGGATACCACACAAACAGTTTCCAGAAGGAAGAACAGATGGTGTAGTTACTAATTCCCACTTGAATGTATCAAAGCTTTCAGGAGCTGAAGTTACATAGTAATCTTTGAAGATTGGATCACACTCGTCACAAACGATGTTAGAAATAACTGTAGTTATGTAACGTGTTTGACAAGCTTGACGATCTTCCTCATCAGTTTCAGGATTAATTGCGATTTCAACAACTGAGTCATAGTTAGCTTGTAATTCAGCTAATCTATCATCTCCACACTCATTGTCTGGAAGGACGATTGTGTAAATTTGCTCAATTACATTACAAGTACCACAAAGTGTCCAAGAAGTTTCAGAGATAGAATCGTTTTCACAAATAGCAGATACTTTAAATGGCTTGCTGAATGTTGCTGTTCCATTTACTGCTGGCGAATTTAAAAAAGTTGTTATTTCAGCATCAGTTAGTGGATCGTTAACTACAAATGTATAATATCCAACACCGTCACTTTGACCATCTGCTTTGATTACTGTTCCTGCAACAAGTCCTGGAATTGTAATTGCTGTAAAGTTTCCAGATAAATCTGCGCCATCATCTTCTAATGTAACTGCGTACACATATCCTCCAGGAACTCCAGTGTAACCTGCTGGACAATCTTCACAACCTTTAATCAAAGATGCAATAGTTTGTACAAAATCATCTGGTGCTCCAGCTGATTCTGGAAGTAAAATTTGATAAGTAGATGTTGAACCTACTCGGTTTGTACGAGCAACTTTTGCATTGTATTGTGCAGCAACAAGTGCTAATGCCTCATCAGTTCCTGTATCACATACATCTAAACAGTAGTAATCGTAAGCAATCTCATCAAGAGTTGCTGGAGTATCGCAGCTAAATACTGGAGTGATGTCGATCAATTGATCAACAGTTAGTCCACCAGAAAGTTGCTTTCTCTTCAAACGCTCAATAGCCTCTAATGTGATTGTTTTACAATCAACTGTTGAACACTCATCACAGTCTTCACAGTTGTTGAAAGGATCACATTCTGGAACTTCTACATTGATGTTAACTACTTCGCTATCTCCTGAACCTCCACGGAATGCTACTGCACCTCCTTTAAGTTCTAAAGATAAACGGAAGTATGCATCACCTGTTAAAAAGTTGAATGCAGTATTAGCGTTAAAACCATCATAACCGATGATAACTTCGTCCAAAGACTGCTCAGTTCGGTCAGGTGCGCTAACTGTAAGTCCTACGATGTCATTCAAAGAGAATGGCATAGTTGACTCATCTTTATTTGTGTAAGAGCGGTTAGGTTCTCTATCAGAAACTCCAAGTCTAAGAACGAAATCTTTTGCGTCCTTAGCTTTTCCGTTTGCAGATGCGACAACTTTAGCTCCATTTACAGTGGTAACTGATTGGTCAATCAAGGCCAACTGGCCTTTTGCCAAGTCAAGGGAACCTCCTGTAGTTTTAACAGCACCGTTAATTACGAAAAACGGTCTGTCAAATGCTCTGTTTAATCCCATTGTTTTGTGTTTAAATTATTATTTATTGTTTATTAGATTTCTGAAAATAATCGATTGCTATCAACTTGGTATCTTTGCGTATCTTCATTAATAGCTGCGAATTCTTTTGACATTGCGATTAAGATTTTGTTTACAACCTTATCATCAAATTCTGGATCTATACTTTGAGAAGGTGATCCATCCATGTGGATGTATCCAGATATGTCAACTTGTTTTGGGTATCTGTAGTAAGACAGATTTGCTTTATCAATGCTGAAGTCTTTTTTGTATACTGCTATCTTATTAGATGCTGTTGTGTAAAATGTCTCAGCCCATTCTACAGAAGGAGAGTTGAATTCATCATAGTACTTCTCCTCTAAATCTTCGTTTTTTATCTCCCAAGTTTTTAATTGAACTAATCCACAATTTTTACTACTTGCAAATACAGTTAGATTGGATAGATCAAAATAATCTTTTGGGAGTTCGAAATCTTCGTGTCTTTGCTCTGTTGCTACTTTTACTAGGGCTTTATCTAGAACTAAAAGTGGTGCAACATATCTTATAACATCCTCGTTTCTTTTTTCTAATATCCAGCTTAGATATCTATTTGAGATGTCGTTAAATAGAAGTATAAATCTTGGTTTGTCTACGTTTATATTGTTATTAGTCAAGTTTCTGTTTACCTGATTAACAAACCTTAAATATGCTTCCTCAATCTTCATTCTCTAATAGAAGTGCCTTTTTGACATCTTTTAATTCTTCTGTTCTTGCGATATTAGTAGCGGCTGCTCTTAAGTCTGGACCTATTTCGTAATCTTCATAGTAGTAAACACCATTTGGATTTTTAGTCACTTTATTGTTTCTTGAGTATGCCTCTTTTAATCTTATATAAATAGCTATCTTTGATCTTCCAACATCGTCTGATGTCTCTTCAATTAGTCTTAGGAAAGTGTCTACATTTTTTAAACCTTCACCTGAAGACAAGAACTGATCAAAAATACCTCTAAATGAATCGTCTTCAATTTCTGGTGATACAACTAAATTTCCGTAATTTAGCATCTCTATCAACCTTGGTCTATCTGTTCTTAGTAGGTTTTCAAAGATTCCAACTGCTTTAAATTTCTTAGCAGATTTCTCATCTTTTTTCTTAGTATCTTCTGTTATATCTAAACAAACATAAGCAGAGTTACTGTATCTTGAGTCTCCTTCTGACCCCTTTGGTGTTAACTGTCTTGTTAACAATGCGAAGTAAAGAGTTAAAACGTCTTCTGGATTTTCTGTATTAAACACTTGACCTGTATAAATACTGAAATTTAAGCCTTCCCAAAAACTATCGTCACCGTGACTAAGCGCATTAGGATCTCCTACTGATTGCTTATATGGATCGATAACGTTCTTTTCTAACCTCTTAAGTTTATCGTGAACGATTTCTTTCGGAATTCCTGCATAACAAGGTGAATACTCATAGAATCCTGTATCCCAAACACCTGTTTTAGCAGATTTTTGAATATATCTACACTGGAAAGTTTCCTTAATCCCATCTGATGGAAGTTTAGTAACTCCAGCTTGGATAAATCCTGATGGTGCAGATAAATCTTCTTTATCTCTTACAACATATATTGAATCTTTATATATGTTGAATCCGTCTACGTCAAAGAGCAAATTTCCTTTACTACTCATAAATTGGCTTTTTATTAGTTTGATACGAATTTAGTTAAAAATATCAGACCAACAAAAAAGATTAGATTTTATTTGATAAAATGGGGGAGTCTTTCATCCCCCACTTACCAAATTTATCTATTTATTACAACATAAGTTCGATAACAACGTATCGAGTTGTGTCAAGTACTAGAGCTCCTGACTGAGAAGTTGCCCAGAAAGTTTTACCCATGTACTTCAAGCTGCTCATAACATTTGTAGTCTGAGATCCATCAGCCATTCTACCTTGCTCATAACCATAAACAACGTGTGCTCCTTCTGGTTTAATGTAGTAGATGTTTGATTTCATTGAACCACCTTCAACAAGAGCTGCATTTTTAACTTTAGAAGTTACATTGCTATACTCAGGATTAGATGCGTCCCAGATAACCATTGAGTGAGAAGTGTGTGCTTTACCTTCACCGTACATTCCTGCACTGAATCGGTCAGCAAGTGGTTGGTAATCCAAAGATGGATCATGCTCAACGATCACTCGTCCAATTCCAGGGATCAATACAGAGTTGATAACAACTGCTTGCATTTCAAGTTCATCCAAGTTTCCTTTGAACACTGGCTTGATTTGAGCGTCTGTACCGATCATTCCTGCTGGAAGACCATTCAATTGTTGTACTGCTTCTTCACGGAAGATTTGCATTACGTTTTGGTATGCGTACCATCCTGCTTTGAACTTAATAGTTCGCTCTCTTACTGGAATTGTAGAATTCTTGTAAATGTAAGAAGCTGCTTCGTGGATGTGATCTACAGTAATTGAACCTGGCTTAGAGTACTTGATCAATTTACCTCTACGGATTTGATGCCATACACCTTCGTTTACTCTTTTGATACCATTAGAAGTTTGAATAGTTGCAGCTTTAGCAAACAATAAAGAGTAACACTCCATCATTGCAAGTTCCATAAGTGCAAGGTATTCAAGAGTTGTACCGATCATCATTGAGTTAGTATCAAGGTTGTTACCTTGTTTGTTAGCAATGAAGAACATCTCACGGCTCTTACCTCCTAAATAATCTAATTTTTGTTGAACGCTATCCATCATATCTGATGTAAATTGGTTCAAACCTGGAGATTTCATTTTTGCAGCTTTTGCAGTCATGAAAGTCTCAACACCACGAGGTGATCCAAGGATAAACTCATTAGTGATAGATCCAGCAGGATTCTTGATCATGTTGATTCCAGAGAAAGCTGTATCATACTCAGCAAGAGCGTGACCAATTTTCATCCACTGGATACCAGCGATCAATTTGTCTTTAGGGAACCACTTACGGTTATCGTTTGTCATGTATACAACATAGTGCAAGAAGTTCTCACCTACTCGCTCTACTTCATGATCACTTGATACCATAACTTGCTCACCGTACTGAGGATCGTAAGAAAGGATGTCACCTTTAGTAAATTCTTGGCTAAGTACTACTTCGAATACACCACCGTCAATACCTGGGTAATCATACTTGCTTGAAGTGTCTTGTGCTGTGTAGCAACGTACTTCAGTTCGAGTTACAGGTAAATCATAAGTAATTGATTCTCCTTCTGCTACTTCCATTACAGCTGAATCTGCGAAAAGATCCTTCATAAATGGAATGTCAATTTGGTGCGTAGTCTTGAATAGATTGATCATACCTAGGTGCTTTCTGTGAGATTGCCCCTCGTCATCCATCAAATACGCAGAAACCTTAGCAGCGTCAACCCAACCTTGAGTCTTAAGCTCCTTTGCACTAGTAAAACCAATTACAGCATCGCCGTTAATGGTTTCTCTGATGTCAAATCTGTTTTGCATTTGTTATTTATTTGTTTAAGTTATTATTTTGCTGAAGCTATTGTTTCAAGAGGGATCAGCCCGTCTCCTCCAAATCTATTTGTATTTTCTTTTAGTGTTGGTCCAGAAGTTGATCTTGCAGAACCAGTAACTATTTTCAATTTCTTAGCAGTATTAAGTTTTGTGGTCTTCACTGCTTCATTTGTAACTTGATTAATGTACTCTTGTTCATCAAGTAAAAATAAAGCTAACCTAGCTGCTTTCTTAGGATCTTCTCTTAATGAATAATAGATTCTATCAATTTCGAATCTTCCGTTTTCATCTTCTTTTGTAGCTAACTGAACAATTTTGTTTTTAACAACTTCATTTAGTTCAAAATCAGAGAGATTATCCTTTATCTCTTTTTTATAATTTTTCAACAAAGCTTTTCGCTTTTCAGCATTTTCGATAGCCATTTGTTTTGCTCTATCGACTTGCTGTTGCATTGCTGCACGAAGTTCTTGCTCTGCTTTTAAAGCTATGTCTTCAAGTTCTCCATCTGCTTTGTATGATCGGATAAGTCTGTGGATAGTATCTTCATCCTGACCTCCTGCTACCATTCGTAAGTAGATTGCTCTTATTTGCCCTTCCTCAGTTGTTAGATCTAATTCATCTAATGGATCTGAGAATGACTCTTTAACTTTCATTAGTTCATTGATGTCTCCACCGTTCCTGTCGATATCAATTAAATCTCTAGTAAAGTCTGAGATACCTTTTACTGAAATCTTGTCTTTGGAAGCTTCTTCTTTGATTTCTTCCATTTTACTTTTTACGATTTCTCTAAAAGTATCTTCATCAATTTCAAGTTCATTTAGCGAAACTTCAACTTCATTTCCTTCCTCGTCTTCTTGAATCAATGTATCAATTGAATCTCCGAACATAGTTTTTAAAGTGTTTTTATACACTTCTGAACTAGAAGAAGAGAACTTGTAATCATCCTTACTATTTAAGGATTCTACACCGTTGCTAAGCTGAGAAGCAATGATTGATCCTGCGCTTTGATTTTTATCGGCAGACTCATCACTATCATCAGACTCGTTTTCTACAGCTTTCTTAGCATCAGAAAGATTGAAGAAATTCATGTCAGGTCCTTCTGAACTTATCGCTTTCTCTAAATCTTCGGTAGATTTTTTCAACTCGTTTGTTGAATCACCTCCAATGTTGTCTGACATCAAATCAGCCAGACTTACAATTTTTGCGCTTTCGTTACTCATGCAAATTTATTTTATGGTTTTTAATTTTACAAATTCATTGTAATTATATGATATTTCAATCTAAATAATTAGAAAATATTATATAATTTAATTTTTGTTTATCTCGGCTATGTACTCTTTGCTTTTTCTGTCCATAACTCTCTCTTGAATCTTTTGAGCCTCTAGCTTGAGTTTCTCCATCTTCAATGCCATTTCAGAATTCATTTTCTTTTCCTTCTGATTGTAATCTCTTGTCGCTACTTCGTTTTTAAAATTAAGCTCGTTCTCTTTCATAGCAAGATCTGCTTGCTTATTAATCTGCTCGAATCCAGCTGCATCAGATTGTTTATCTGAAGCTCTACCAAGAGCATTAATTCTTTGCTTATTAAGTTCGTTTTCTCTATCTCTTTGTTTACTTTCTTCTTCTCTATCAAACTTAGCTTGTTCAGCTTGCTCTTGCATTTGAGCTTTTTGCATTTCAGCTTGCTGTTGTTGCTGGAATTGCGCTTGCTCTTGCTCTGCTCTTCTTTCTTGAGCCATTCTTGCTATTTCAACAGCTTCAGAGAATTCATCAGATCCGATTAACTTAGCTATTTCTAAAGTATCGGTTCCTAATGTATTTGTTTGTAGTAAATAAGTTTTGAATTGCTCAAGCTCTTTCCTCTTCTTAGAATCAGAAGATGCTATAAGTCCTATTCTTCTAAATGGAAACTCTGGATCAGTGAACTTTAAATACTCTATACTTGCGTCAGATTTCGTATAATATAGGGTAATATCTTTTTTATTAGATTGACAATACTGTGCTACAGATAAATGTAATTCATATGTAGCTTTTATATACTGTTCAAAGTTTTCGTAGATTTCAGAAATCTGTGCGAAAGTAGCTTCTTGACTTTGTTTAACTCCTTCAGCAGTTTCGTATTTTGTAGGAGCTTGAAGAATCTGTGGATTTATACCAATAATCTCGTAAGCTTTTCTTTGAGAAAATTCTGCTAATCTAATTCTATCATTTAACTGACTTGAATAAGATAAGTTATAGCTTGATACTTGATTAAAGTTTGTAGGATTTCTTTGCCCATCTTGAGATGTTGCAATAGGTAAGATTCCAGTATCCTTTGCAATATTACGCATTGCGATAAGGGCTTCTTGAGCATCTCCCCATCCATCAAATTCAGATGGGATCATTGCTGTATCAAGTAAGAAGAATACACCAATCTCTTTTTCAAGCATAGAGTATATCTGATTCATACAAAGATTATACTTTGCTTGGTATGGCTCTATCTTCTTAGCTTGTGACTGTCCAATATATCCTGCAACTGGAAGCCATCTATCAAATTCACTTTCTCCTTTAATCTGATGTTCAGAAGGTCTACAATATAAATATAATGGTCTAACTAAATTCTCTGATTGAATTTTAACTCCTTCATATACAACTGGCCTATAAGTCCACTGAAGCGTATTAGGTTTAAAATCAGTTACTATCTTTACAAGTTGAGTCTTGTAAGTTTGTTTAATGTTATTATCTTTTAAAAATTGTGGAAGAATGTCCTCTGTAACTTCCTCAGTTATAATCCTTCCTGTTTCAGAATCTTCATACGTAAGATAACCCCAAAGTTCGTAAGCTCTGAAATATACTTCAGTTACTTGACAAAGATCAAGTCTTTGCTTAAAGTCATCTCGCATTATTCTTGCGTAGTAACTATATCTACCATGGTAATCTCCCATTAATCTTGGAAGGAATCTATCTCTTTCAGATGTAGTTCCATCTGGGTTGAATATAGTCTGAATACCCATAGGTACTCCAGTTTCTTCCTGAAGTCCTAAATAGAAGTTATAATCAAAGTAGTTTGCAAATGGGACTCTTACTTGTTTATTAAAGTTACTTTGAATAGACTCTTCAACTGTACCTGTATAGTAACCATCTCCTACAAAGCTTTTCCATGCTTCATTTCCACCTAATAGTTCTTTCTGATCCTTTGCACTTATCTCGTGACCGTATCTTCTAATAACTTCAGCAGGTGTCCAGAAGTTCAACCTTCCAACATATTCACCTTTATGCACCATTTCAGCCTCAACCTCTCTTGAGAAAAATGTATTTTTTGCACTCCAGGATTCTGGCTCATAATCATCGTATCCCATTCTAAAATGCCTAAAGCATCTACCAGATGTTAAATGATCTTTTAATTCTTGCCTTTCTAGTTTTGAAAAATTAAATCTTTCTTTGTCTCTTTCAAGAGTAGCTTCTCCCCATTGCATACCAATGGTCTTAAACTTTTTCTTAGAAGATTGTACTGTATCTTTTGGAGTAAACTCTTCAGTAGCTCTTTGAAGCTGCTCCATATATTGTGCTTGCTCTTCTTCAGATTCAAATTCTTTTCCTTCTTTTGAGAATCCGTTTTTAGCAAGATGCATATCAACTGTATTCTGAATAACCTTTTTAATAAGGTCCTGAATTTCGTTGTTTTTATGTCTTAAGAAATCATTCTCGGCAACTTCTCCTGTATCTGTTACGTGGAATTTTGGCTGCATAGAACTATAATAACCAACTAACGCATTGATTACTATTCCAATAATATCGTAATGTTTTAAGAAAGATGGGACACCTACTCCATCAAGAAGACTCTGAATATCCTTCATGTGAGGTGCGACTTCAGATAACTCCTGGTAGGACAATTTGCCATCTACCATTCTGTAAAGATCTATAAACTGAAGGTTGTCTTTAAACTGCTCAATAGCCTCAAATTCAAAAGAATCTAGAACAGCTTCTTGCCACTCCTTAGACTCTTTTACCTTTTTAGGTACAGTCATAGGAGGCAAGTTATCTGACTTGTATATTCTAGAAAAAATAGTTGTCGGACTAGATCCAATATATCCCATTCTACAAATATCGTTAATTAGTATAAGAAATTCAAAAAAATTAGAAATTGTATAATCTAATACTTCTTACCTCTTGTCATTCCATATCTATTGTTTCCAAGTAAAAGCTCTCTTTTCCTCTCTTCTTTCTGATCAAACTTTTCCCTCTTTATCTGTTTTTCTGGAAGTATGTTTAATTTATCAAGCTCTCTAGCGTAAACTAAAGCGTGAGAAAATGCTGTAATGCGGTCAAAGTTACCTCCTTTATACCAGTTTGACATTTCCTTAAGTAAATCAATATCATCTATAAACTCAACGCCAAGTTTTATTATTGGGTTGCCATCGTCATCTATACCAACTGTATGCTCTTCCTTACAATAATCTACAAGTACATTGAATCTATACTGATTATTACCTGCATTTGGATAGAGACCAAACTTAGAGTTTAATGATGGCTTCTTCTTACTTGTAAGCCCTGAAAAAGATATAGCTGGAGCAAGAATATCATACTCTCTTCCTTTTTGTTCCAAGTACTGCTTGAAACTCATATCTATACTTTCCATTAAACACTCTGCATTCCATACATCAGAAAGCTTTTCACATATCTGATTGAAATCTCTTTGTCTATCTGGTCTTGATGTATAAGCTGCAGCTATAGTTTCACAAGGTTCATTGGGGGATAAATTTCTTCTTTTAATTACGTAAAAAGATCCTAATGAGTCTGTTTCAGAAGTGTCTAATTTATAGGAGTCAAGCCCTGATACAAACGTACCCCTAGGTGGTGGCCCGTCTTCTGGGAAATGAGAAAACAATACAACTGGAGCGTCAATATTACCTCCTGGATGAGATACAGATGCTCTTTTTTTATTTACTAGCTCATATTTAAACTTACCTGCATTATCTCTAAATACTCCTATATCTTTTCCAATCTTACCAGTGTCTTCTAGATATCTTATGTGTCTATCTATTACTGAAACTGGAAATGGGTTATTGCTATTTGTCAAGAAACAATCAGCTGTTTCAAGAGGATAGTACATCTGGTTTTTCTGCCGATCCTCTTCTTTTTTTAATGATTTATTTCTATGTTTTATTACCTCTGTTGCTTCTGTCCAATTGGTTACATTTATTTTGATAGAGTCTAGATCTTTACTTTGTATTCCTAAAAATTCAGATAATTTTTTATTTTCCTTTTCAACTGATAAACGATAACTCATTTGACCTGGAACAAACATTGCAAAATTACTCTTCTTACTCCTTGTCCATGTTATGGCCTCTTCAGGCACACTTCTGTCAAGTCTATCCCAATTCATCATCAGTAGATCATAGGCTTCTGGATCAGATAAAATATCTTTTGCGTCTTGAGAAAGCTCTTTATTACCACCTGTTCCTGATAGTAAATGCACAAGTTTCTGACCATACTGAGTTCTAAATGAAGGCAAAGCAGCATTTAATGGTCCCTTACAATCGAACTTACCTATCTCATCCATAATGTAGCCTACAGGAGATAAACCAGCACTTTTTTCAGATTCCTTCTTACTACCCCTATTTACGTTTCTTATAGCGATTTGAGAATGCACATATCTGTGACCAGTCTTTTCTTTAAGTCCAAATTCTACAAATGAATCCCAATCAGTTACAAGCCTAGGAAGTTGAAGTGCAGGATGTACGTTATTGAAATGTCTTTCTAGAAGTGCGGATATTGCTTGTAAGTCACCGTCTGATCCTCCGACTATCGATGTAACACCATTTGTTCGAATTGTATTTAGCCAGGAAGTTAAAGAGGCTAACGATGTTGATTTAGCAAAACCACGAGTTCCGAAAAGACAAAGTCCTTTTCCTTCTTTTTCCGCTTGCTGATAACTTTCAACTACATACATGAAGTTGTCATCAAGTGGTGGACACATTATCTTCTCTTCTTTATTCTTTAGTGGAATAGGGGTCTTAAAATAATTTAAATGGTAATACAACCAAGGGTGTACGAAAAAACCTCCTATGTATACACCATTGGTTATTTTTGATTTTTCTTCCTCAAAAAATTTTATAACATCTGAGGATTGTTCAAAATAATGCTTTCTTGGGTTATACACAGGAGGCTTATTCATATTTATGAACATCTCCTTACTACTGAGAATACTTGACATAGAGTACTACTGTAAGTTTTCGTACATTTCTTTCAAGCTATCGTTAGATGCTTTTCTTGTTTCAAGAGCTTCTGTAATTACTTTCTTAAAGTCTTCATCTGAGAAAACAACATCTCCAGAATCATTTACAATAAAGATATCTGACTTCTGATTAGAAATGTTTTTCATAGCTTCTTTTTTATTTTCGTCTAGTCCTAAATCAATATCAAAAATATTTGACATAGTATTTAACTCTATAAGAGTATTTAAGATATGTTGAAGATTTTGTTCCATAAGGAATGAGTAATAATGTAAATCCATTAATCGGATTAAATCCGATTTTACATCTTCATAACTTCCAGATGGATTACTCTTTTTGTGAGATTTTACAACTTCACGAGTTTTCATAAACTCTTCACGATCTGTAAAAATTCTTTTTTCAAACTTCTCTACTCTATTCAAGAGATCATTAACTCTTGACTTTAAATAGGTTTCAACTGACTCGTTTTTCATATTTGGTTTTTATTTATTTACTATTCAGACTCTTCTTTGATTGCTTTATCAATTGCAGAGTATATTTGCTGATCTGTTATATTTAATATTGCTTGTCTTGTACTTGTGTCTACTCCAGCTTTATTTAACTGTGTAAATATGCTAAAGAGTACTTCTCCTATTGTATAGTTTGGCAACCTGTCAGTATATTCAGATAGCTTATCTATAAAAAGAGGTTTATAATTCATGTTACTAGTTGCCATTTTTGTAAATCTTAAATAGAATTGTAATTGTTTTTGTGTTTATTCCAAGATTGTATGTTACGTACATATTCTTTTGAGTCCAAGTATTTTCTGAAAACTTTAGAGTTGATATATCAATATTGAACTGTGATGTTTCTTCATCTATCACTTCAATACTTCCTACCGTACAAGAGCATCCTGCGTTGTAAGATTTAACATCAAAACCTCCCTTTCTTTTTAGTTGAAATGAAAATGAAACTTTTGGACTAGACGTTGGATTAAGTTCATATATCAAGTTAGTGCCTTCTAAATATACTGAACCCATGTCATCAGTGATATTTGTAATTGACAGTTTTTTATCGGACAATGACTCTACCTCTAAGGCAACCCAATTTGGACTTAGGCCTATACTTGCTTTTCCACAAGTCTCTTGTTTTACAGCACACTTACGTTCAATACAACATCCACATGCTGTACAGTGATTACTATTATCACAAATACCTGTAGATATTTTTATCTTATCAGCTATCTTTAAAGTGTCGTTAGATATATTCTTTGAATTGTACTCACAAGAGTTGCATGTTTCAATTCTATCCTGATACCACTTCTCATCTACTGGAAGCTCCTCAAGGAATGCTTTTACAATTGTTTTTGCTTTTTTTAAATTCATTTTAATTTGTTATTGTGCGTTTTGCCATTCTTCTAATTCCCTAAGAGACTTCCCTTTACTGAAATAAGTGCTGAATAGTTTAGACCGTTTTCTATGTCTATTGTATCCAGATATTCCTTCAAACTCTCTACCAAATTTCTCTAACCTTTTTCTATTTACTCCGATCATCTTTGTCTTATGCTTAGACAACTCCTCTTCTTTATCTTTATAGTATGTGTAGTCTCTTTCTACTTTTGTCCAATTTAAGTACATTCTACCAACACTTGGAATATTTACAGTAAGAACTTCTGGATCCATTGTAAGTTTTTTTATCCAATGTACCATAAAATCAACATGATCTTCAATCAGTTCTTTTGGCATGTTAAGCTCTTTTGCAACAATTTCTGCAATATCACTTGTAAAAGCTATATCAGTTGGCCTTTGCATTTGTACTATTTACAACTTGAAATAAAAACATCATGTTTGAATCACCACTGCTATGGACGTATTCCTGTAGCTTCACTAAATCTTTATGCAAATGATTAATCCTTGTATTCATAGGATCCTTTACAAGATAGTCGTTGTGACGCAGTTCTAAATTCATTGAATTTATAGCAGGTTTTTTCACATTTAAGATTTTAGCTGCCTTTTCTTTAGTTGAGCTATTGTACCCATACTTTATGTACAATGCTAAGAGCAATATTAACTTCTCTCTTAGTACATTTGATGTTACTCCACACACTCTTCTATGACAAGAGAATAAATAAATTATTTTCTTTAGGCCATCAATCTCGTCATCTTTTACTATATCTGGTGCTAGATATATATTTGGGCCAGTGTTTTTACGTTCTATTTGATCTTCCAATTGAGTTAGTTTTTAGAAAATTTGCATAAAGAAATATAATATTTTCTAATTATCCAAATAAATAACAATTTTTAACATTATTTTTACATAAAAATACAAACATAAGAATTAATTTTGATATATGGAAGAAATAATTCAAACTGAAGAAGAATATTTTTACAAAATCTTCAATACGATATCGGAAAGTATAATTACTGATGAGTACTTTGATAAAAATGATAAGCTACTAAGTAGTATATCAAGTTCCCTATATGACATTAATATCATAACTGAAGGTAAAATGCCGCCAGAGCTTGGTAGAAGAGTTATTGAAGAGGTATTCTCAAATGTATTCAAACACGGTATACGTTAAATTTTTCCAAAAAGTATTTGCAGATATTTACTTTTCTGTTTATATTTGCGGTTATATTCGTAAAAAAGTATAAAAAACATAGTGTGTTTTAGATTCAGTTTTGACACGTACAACTCAAAACTACGACTAATAGGGAACTATTCGGCAAAATAAAAAGCTCAGCTCTGCAACGCCTGCAACTGAGTCCAGCAGACCTTCGGGGGGATCGCCAGAATAGATACAAAAAAGCCATAGCAATTTGAAATTTTTAAAAATTGCTGAATAAATAAGAAATTGGTACTGGTAGTAGAGTGTCCCTTATTGGTTTAGTAACATAGTTTCTATGTGAAAATCTGGCGGGAGGGATTCTGCTGGTAATAAGGCGAAGCTATGCATTATAGGTAAATTTTTCGTAAAATTTTAATTACTCGAAAAGTTTCATTAAATTTGTAAAAAACCATAAAATGAGTATATCTAAAGAATCTTTAAGTAAGCTTCAAAAACTATTTGGAAAAGAAGCAGTTATGACTTTAAACGAGTCGATTAATCTTGACATTGAACTCCTATCATCTGGATCTCTATTCTTGAACCACGCTTTAGGCGGAGGATTCCCTATGGGAAGAATCATTGAGATAGCTGGCCCAGAGTCTTCAGGAAAAACAACTCTAGCTATTCACGCTATTTCAGAAGCGCAAAAAGTTGGAAAGAACTGTGCGATGATTGATGCTGAGCATGCATTCGATAAAGTCTATGCAGAAAACTTAGGCGTGAATACAGACGAGCTTCTAATCTCTCAACCTGATACAGGAGAACAAGCTCTTGACATAGTGGAAGCAATGATTGATACTGGAGAGGTTCAGCTAATTGTAATTGACTCTACCTCATCCCTTGTACCTAGAGCAGAGCTAGAAGGTGAAATGGGTGACTCAGCTGTAGGACTACAAGCTAGGCTATTATCAAAAGCTTTAAGAAAGTTGACAGGAAAAGCAAAGAAAAATAATTGTCTTCTTATTTTCATATCTCAGTTGAGAGAAAAAATTGGAGTTATGTACGGATCGCCAGAAGTTATCGGAGTTGGTAATGCGCTTAAATTCTATGCCTCTCAGCGGATTATTGTAAGAAAGTCTACTCAAGTTAGTGGAAAAGATGGCAACGGACCAGAGGGCAATCTAACTAAAGCTAAAGTTATTAAGAATAAAATCGCTCCTCCATTTAGAGAAGCTGAGTACACAATCAAATACGGAAAAGGTATTGACAAAGATGGCGAGCTTATTGACTTAGGAGTTGAAATGAATATCATAGAAAAATCTGGATCTTGGTATTCTTACCAAGGATCTAAATTAGGTCAAGGTAAAGAGAATTCACTTGCTTTACTTTTAGACAATCCAGAGCTTATGGAAGAGATTAGAGGACTTGTTGAAAAGGGACTTGCCAATCAATAAATCAAATCTATATGTGGATATTTGAAAATAAACCTGTAAATTCTATTGATGATATAGACCCAAAAGCAATTGGGTTTATATACATCATAGTAGATGAAGATGGTAGGGAGTATGTTGGGCAGAAGTCTTTATATTCAAAAAGAAAGCGAAAGTTTGGTAAGAGAGAAGCTGCAGCTATCACTGATAAGAGAAAGAAGACTTATGAGTATATTGTAAAAGAATCTGATTGGCTTACTTATACTGGATCAAACAAAGAACTTAATGAAAAAATAAAAGAGGGTATTAAGTTTACAAAGCACATCCTAAAACTTTGCTACAATAAGAAGCAATTATCTTACTATGAAACAAAATATCTTATGATTAGAGAATCAATTGAGCCTGGGAATATGTCATACAATGGAAATATCTTAGGTAAGTTTTATCCTAAAGATTTACTATGACAAAAACAGAATACCAATCTATAAGAGGGGAGCAAGACTTTCTCTGCAGGTACTTTAACAAGATGTCAAAAAATGACTTAGATAATAGAGTTTTTAGTACTATGCTTTCTATGTGGATAATGCAGATTGGCTTACATCCACAGCAAGGTGTTCAGCAAATTTTAAATTTTTTAGATAAGAAGTATGAATAATCTAAAAGTTTTACTATATTTGTCTTGTTAAACAATTTATTTATTAATTAAAAGGAAAGCGTTATGGCTAACAAGTATTTACAAATTGAGTTTAAATCTGGAAATTTATTTGAGTATTCAAAAGAACAAAAAGAAGGATTTGAAGAACACAAAAATTCTAAAGGAAATGTTTCCTACAGAAAGTATTACAAGGAAGGTATTTTTGGAGTGTACAAAGGTACAACCCTAAGAGATACTGATTTTGGAAAAGAGGTTTCAATCTTTATGGTTGATGGTAATGGAGACAATAACTTTATTAACTTCCCACTTTTTGATCAAAGTAAGAATATCGCAGCTTATGCTGAATCTTTGATTACAGTACTTCCATCTATGGAGCAAAATTATGTTTATAGAATTTTCCCATATACAATGGAAAAAGAAGGATCAAAGTATAAGTCTTACGGAGTATCTGTAAAACATGCAGACATTACAGATAAAACTGTAAGAGAAGATTTTCCTCTAGCTAGACTTACCTATACTTATACAAATAAGTCTGGAGAACTTGTAAATGGGGATGTTCCAGCTGTTGTTTGGAAAGAAAATTTTGACGGTTCGAAAATTAAAGATCAGTTTGAAAAGAATAAATTCTTACATGAGGTTTTAGTAAAGTATGCATCAGAATCTGTAAAAGTAAGTAATAAAGTTACAGGAGGAGAAGCTCCAAGACCTTATGGTCAGCAGGCTACTAAAGCTCCAACTGAACAGCCTAAGAAAGAAGAAGTTTCAGAATCTGTTAAAGGAACTGTTGCATATGAGCAAGAGCAACCTAAAGTTGAAAACCAAAAATCTAGTAAAGTAGATTTACCATTTTAAGTCAAACGCCCCAGCTTTTGTTGGGGCTAAATTTTTATATATATGAAAGCAATCATTTTATTAGTAATCCTTTCTTTAGGATTCCAAGCATTTAGTCAAGTTAATATAGCTTATGGTAAGGCTGGAGATGAAGAGTATATTAAGCCATATAAGTCTTCTTTTGTAGATTCAAAAGTAGATTTTATTATCGATGATTCAGAGACAATGGTATATTGTAACTTTAGCAATCCAATAATGAATCCATTTGAAGATATGTATTGGAGAATTGAGGCATCAGAGACAAATGAGTTTTTTGATATTTACAGAGTAACATCTCAAAGTGGAAAAGAACTGTTCTTATACTTCTACAGAGATCAACATGGAGTCCTTCTATTAGATAAATCTACAGATAACTTTACATCTATTATCGGAGAAGACTTAAGTTATAAAATAAAAATAAAATCATAGTATGGCAAGCGATCAAGCTAGGCAAATTTTTTCTGCAAACTTAAAGTTAATTAAATCTAGCCTTCCAAAAACTTGTACTTATTTATCATCTTATAAAACAAAAGAAGGTAAGTATTTAGTTAAAGCTAGAATTAAAGGTAACGATCATTTCTTTTCTGTTCCTGAAGAACTAAAATTTTCTCCTGCAGATTTAAGGCAACTTAAAAATGTCATACTAGAAAAGTGCTAAAGTATGTCAATTAACGAAATCAAAGCCATATATGAATCCTTATTAGAAAATGGAGATCTATTTGTGTTATTTAGTAATATGACTGGATCATGGGATTCTGATAAGGCAAAGTTTAAAAAACTATATGATCAAAATCAGAAAATGATTGACAATGATTTTTTAGATCTTGATGAAGGCTTTGACATTTTTGAAGACTATTAATTATGAGAAAATATCATAAATATGACAACGATCTAATTGAGGATCTTTGTAAAAAACAACCTGAAGACAACTTCAATTTAACAGATGTAGCTAAAAGGTATTGTAAAAAGAAGGATATAGACTTCTCTGTCTATATAGCTAGAAGCATTCAAAAAATTGTTGCAAATAATAACTTTAATGTTTCAAACGTAAAACCTTTAAAATCTAAAGCTTATACAGCAGCTGTAAAAAGAAAGTTTAAAAGTAAGAAATCAAACTATATTGTTACTTGGGCTCAAGCTCATACTCCAATAGATGAAAATCTATGGAACAATATCAAAGTATACGCTGAATATCACAATGCTGATATTATAGTTATGCCAGGAACTTACCTAAATAATAATTCAGTTTTCACAAAACGAGTTGAGGTATGGGATTCTGAATTAGTTGATTACTTATACGCTACAGAAGCATCTGTACACAATCATCTAACAATGATACCAGATGCTGATATTATACCAACTGCAGAAAGACCACTACTTGGATTATTTAGTGTAACTGGAATTGAAAGCTGTATCATTGGACATCCAAGACAACACATGGACATTGTACCTACAATGAAAAATTCAAGAAGGAAGTTCATGTTTACAACTGGGTCAATTACTGTTCCTAATTACAGAAAGTCAAGAGTAGGTAAGAAGGCTAAAGTCCATCACAAGATGGGTTTTCTTTTTGTTGAAAATCTAAATGAGGATAATTTTACAGCTAGACACGTACATGCAGATGACGATGGTTCATTTACAGATCTAGTATTTTCAGTTTCAAATGGTAAAGTATCATTTGAGAAGAGCTGGGAAGCAATGGTATTTGGTGATACTCATTTATCAAAAGAGGATCCAAAAATGCTAGAAGAATCAAAAAGGTTGTGTAAATTAGCAAACTGTAAAAGAACAATATGGCATGACCTTGCAGATGGGTACTCTATAAATCCACATCAAGAGAAAGACTATGTTGAACAAGTTGTAAAAGCAAAGAAAGGTTTAAACAGTCTTGAAGAAGAACTAAATAGAAGTGTGGAGTTCTTAAATGGATGGTTAGATTATAATCCAGTAATAATTCCAAGTAATCACAACGATTGGATTGACAAATGGGTTAGATTCAATAGAGGATCAAAAGATATTAACAATGCTATGATATTCAATAGATTTCAAAATATTCTATTTGAAGAGAAGGCTCCAAAAGGACTCTATGCATATGTTCTAGAAGAGACTTTTGGAGATAGTATTACTTGTTTATCAAGAGATGATTCTTATGAAGTTTGTGGAATAGAGCTTAATAATCATGGAGATCTTGGATCTAATGGAGCAAAAGGAACTCCAACAACATTTGCAAAACTTAACACTCCAGTTGTATCAGGAGATAAGCATTACCCATATACACTAGATAATGCACATGGAGTTGGTCTATCATCTGTACTAGATCACAAGTATAATAGAGGTATGTCTAGTTGGGCTCAGAGTAATGGTATAATTTTACCAAACGGAAGATTCCAACACTTACTTTATTTCGATGGTAAATTCACTAATTTAATTTAAATAAAACCAATATGTCAAAACAAATTATTTTTAACAAGGAAGCAAGAGAAAAGCTTTTATCAGGTGCTGATAAATTAGCTGATGCCGTAAGAGTTACCCTTGGAGCTAAGGGTAGAAATGTTATGATTGGAGAAGGCATGCACTCAGCGTTTGTTACTAATGATGGTGTAACAGTTGCTAGAGCTGTAGAACTTGATGATCCAATTGAAAATATTGGTGCGTATTTCTTAAAAGAAGCTGCATCAAAAACAGAGGAAATGGCAGGAGATGGTACAACTACTTGTACAATACTAACTCATTCGATGCTTAAATTAGGGATGAAGTATCTAGCCGCCGATGCAAATCCGATGGATTTAAAAAGAGGAATGCACAAAACGCTAGAAAAACTTGTGTCAATGATTGATAAAGATTCTAAGAAGATCAGTATTAATAGTGATGAGTTACGACATGTAGCCACAATATCTGCTAACAATGATCCATTTATTGGAGACTTAATTGCAGAAGCTATTCATAGAGTAGGTAAATCTGGTATTGTATCTGTTGAGCAATCAACAAATATGGAAACTAGAATTGAAGTTGTTGAGGGTACTGAATTTGACAAGGGTTACATTCACCCCTACTTTATGACAAATGTAGAGAAGGAAAGAGCCGAGTTAGATAATGTATATGTCTTAGTTACTGATCACAAGATTTTTAGTATGCGTGAACTTCTTCCTATACTAGAAAAAGTTGGAAGAAGCAAACCCCTATTGATTATCTCTGACGAGATTGACTCTAATGTTGTTCCAACTATTATCTTGAATCACACACAGGGTATTGTAAATGTATGCTGTGTAAAAGCTCCAGGATTTGGAGACACAAGAGTAAGTATGCTTGAAGACATTGCAGCTATTACAGGTGCAGAACTTATCTCATCAAGTAAGAGTATGAAACTTGAGGATGTTACATTAGAAATGCTTGGGTATGCTACTAAGGTTAACGTATCAAAAGATAGAACTACAATCATTGATGGCAACGGAGATGCAGATATTATTGAAGCAAGAATCAAACAAATAGAAAGCCTTATTCAAACTGAGGACGATGCATATGCAAAAGATAAACTTCAAGAAAGATTGGGTAGACTAACTGGAGGAGCTGCAGTCTTATTTGTTGGAGGGACAACAGAGACAGAAATGGAAGAGAAGAAGTATAGAGTAGATGATGCTTTATCTGCTACTAAAGCTGCTCTTGAAGAGGGTATTGTTCCAGGTGGTGGAGTAGAACTTGCTGTAGTTGGTCACAAATTCAATAAGGAAGCCTCAGACATCTTTTTAAATGACGATGAAAGACTTGGTGCAGAAATAGTTTTAAAGTCTCTTAGAGAGCCTCTATATCAAATTCTTAAGAATGCTGGAATCAGTGGAGATAAAATCTATACTGATATCTGCGAAAGTGAAAGTGGAAAGATGGGTTATGATCTAAATAAGGATCAGTATGTTGACATGCTAGAAGCAGGTATTGTAGATCCAGCAAAAGTAACTAAAGCTGCATTGATGAATTCAACATCAATTGCATCAATGATATTAACAACAGAAGCTATAATCGCTAAAAAACCAGAATAGATGAGAGCAATAAAAAATAAGTTAATTGTAAAAGTACAATTGGAAGCAGAGAAATCTGAGTCAGGAATTATAGTTGATACAGAAAAGAAACCAGATAGAGGTATTGTAACCTCAATTGGAAAAGAGGTCACAGATGAGATCAAAGTTGGTGACACAGTTGTCTTTAGTCAATTCGCTGGAAAAGCGGAGAAGATAGGAGAAGATAACTATGTCCTACTTAATGAGGGCGAGGTGTATTACGCAATATAATGGATGCTATTGCAGTAATCTTACTAGTTATACTAGCTGCAATATTCGGCAGCAAGAGAAGGATCAATAATAGAAAAAACTTTTAGATGGATATTAAAAAATTGGCAGAAGAGTTTACAAAAAAGCCAGGCAATTCAGTAGTATCAGCAGAGATGCTTGTAAACTTCTATAAGTTTATTGAATCTCAAAATGTTGAGGATGAGATGTTAGCATCTAAATTAGGATTAACCTACACAGGGGTAGCCGACTATTGGGTTATGAGCGGCTCTCCTAGTAGGATTGTTTATGAGTTTACAGGTTTTGGATTTAGAGAGATTAAATAAAAATGAGAAAGCTTAAGAAGCGAATTATTATTTGCGGACATGCAGCATCTGGTAAAGATTATCTAGCTGCTGAGTTTATAAATCAAGGATATAAAAAAGATATAAGCAAGACCACTAGGCCAATGAGATCTGGTGAAAAACCTGGAGTTACTTATAAGTTTGTATCGTATAATGATTTTAAAAATAGTATCTCAAAAGGGGATTTCTTTGAGTACCTAAATTTTAACGGCTGGTACTATGGTACTACACTTGACAGTTGGAATACATCTGATATTTTTATCATGGCTCCATCTGCTATAAAAAAATTACCTAAAGAAGATAGAGAAGAAAGTGTAGTACTATTCATAGATATCGATAGGTCCGAAAGATTAAATAGAATATCTAAGAGATCTGATGCTGATTCTGTAACGAGAAGATTACTTGCTGACGATGATGATTTCAATGGCTTTATAAGCTATGATTATAGGGAGACTTCTCCTAACTTTAATAGTAAATCTATAGTTGAGTTTTTAATACGTATAGCTTCATGATAATTAATGTAATTACTAATTCTGATAAAAAAGAAAACCTGGACACACTATTATATGAAATGTATCCAGGTTGTAAAATACTAAGTAGTAGTATTATAAAGGTTGAGTATCACAAAGAATACAAGTATTCAAAGTCTTTTAAAGTACAAAAGGATGGGTTACTCATTTTCCATGATAGAGATTAAATCTCTTGCCTCAGCAGCTTTTTCAAACATCTCGTTTTCAACAAAATATTTTTGAGCATTCTCAAGAACATCTTTGATCATATCTGTATGGATGTAAACTTTACCGAGAACTTCTTCTCCAAAATCAAAATCTACAAGTAGAAGTATCTCTTCTTCTGATCCATTTTCAATAAATTCTCTACATTTTTCCAATCCTTTTTCGTGGATTAATGACCTGTTATTCTCAAGCCATTTTTCAATTACATCACTTACGTCTTCTTCGTCTTTCATCTTACTTCATTAAATTATGCATAGAGTGCTTTATTTTATCGATCATTACTTTTACTAGAATCCTGTATATGAAAAGTATAGCAACGCAAATAATAGATGAAGTAATTCCAATTTTTGTTGCATAAGGGAACTCCCAAACTGCTAATACTAAACTTAAAATTGATAGTATAAAGAATCCTAACTGAGTGTATATCAACCACTTGAATCTTTCAGCGACATAATTTTCAGCGTGATGCTTAATCATATATTCAATAAAATCTCTCATAAAAAATGTATATATGTACAAATATACAAAATATTTTTTAATTAGACAACATAGAAGAGACTCTAGACCTAGATTTCTCCCCTATTGGAATTGGATAACCACCCTCATCTATATGTACAAATTTAATATGTGTTTTTAGAACCACAACTTGTTTACCTGTATATACATTATGAGCTCTTGCCTCCATGTATAAATTTATAGAAGAGTTACCTATTGATTGTGGATAACCGTATATTTTAATTAGCTGTCCTTCACGAGCTGGCTTTTCAAAATTACATTTATCAATTGATACTGTAACCATTCTAGGTGTATCACAAAGCTGCATTGCATAACCTGCTGCTGAAGCATCAATCCATGCTAAAAGTTTTCCACCGAATAGGTTACCATGAAAACCTAAATCGGATTTTTTAATTGGGTGTGAGTTTAATAATTCCATTAATTTGATAAAGGTGCTTTAATATGTGGATGTGATTTATAATCTTCAATCAGAAAATCTTGTACCTCAATATATTCTATTTGTCCTAGTATGTCTGAATCGGGATTCCAGAATTCATCATTAATAGTTAATGAACATAATGAATAAGGTTCCCTACTGATTTGTTCTTTAGCTTGATCTACGTGGTTTAAGTATAAATGTGTATCACCTAAATTACCAATTAATTCATCAGGAACCATGTTAACTTCTTTTGCAATTATTTCAAGAAGCAGCCCATATGACGCTATATTAAATGGCAAACCAAGAAATGTATCTACCGAACGTTGATTCCACATTAGAGAAATAGCTCTGTATTTTCCTGGATTAGTAATCTTTTCCTCTCTAGTTGTTGGTCTTGTATAAAATTGAAAATCAGTATGACATGGTGGAAGTGTCATTTGGCCCAATTCACCAACATTCCAAGCCGAAACTTTATTACGTCTAGAATCTGGATCTGTTTTAAGTAAGTGGATTGAGTTTGCGATTTGATCATACTTTGGGACTTTTTTAAAATCGGTCTCCATTCCATGATTCCATCCAGTAGGTACTTTATGGAACCCTCCCCAACTTCTCCATTGAGCTCCATAAATAGGACCTAATTCACCCCACTTCTTAGCAAACTCTTCATCAAGCTTTATCGCTTTTTCGAAGTCTTCTTTTGACAACTTTGGTATTGTACTAAATGGTGAAGTTTCATTTGCTTTATCATTCCATTCACAATACTTCTTATATGCATCCCCCATCCAGATGTTACAATCATTCTCAATAAGGTACTTAATGTTTGTATCTCCACGTAAGAACCAAAGAAGCTCTGCTACTACACCTTTCCAATAAACTTTTTTTGTAGTTAAGATTGGGAACCCTTCTGACATCTTGTGTCTAATCTGTCTTCCAAATACTGATAAGGTTCCAGTACCAGTTCGGTCTTCTTTCCTAATACCATTATCTAGGATATCCTGTAAAAGTTCTTGGTACTGTTTATCTAGATTGTTCATTAAGCTCGCATATTATTTGGTCAGATGATTTATCTTTTCTGTGTGAAAAATGTATATGAGAATCAACAGTCATATTTGATCTGTTAGGATTCTTCTTCCATTTCTCATGTCTTATAACTTGTATTATATCAAATGCAATTCTGCAGGAGTCATCAACAGATGGGTTATAGATCCCCCAAGATCCATGAAGTGGCATAGTAATATCATTGATCAAAATGTTTCTTGGCCGCAATAAAGCTCTATCCGCATCATCTCTAATCTGATGATACCTTGAATAGTCAGTACTCAACTTAACATCTTTAAGTTTTATCCAAGCTTTCTCTTCCACCCAATGTCCATCTTTACCAACACTTCCATTAATCAATGCTTTACCATTTTTAATTTCAAGTATCTCACCTTGAGGAGTCCTATCACCCACCTCTGGTTTTTTAGTTGGCCTACATAAAGACTCAATAAAACTTTGAAATGTTGGATGATCTTTTATTCTTTCGAACTGACCAGCTCCAATCCTAGAATAGAAATCAAGAGCATCCTGTACAATCCAGAGCTGCTCATCTGTTAGTTTTAAAGTATTCATCAGTTTATTTTTCTAAATCTTGGTACAGGAAATTCCTCACTCACTACCTCATTCCAATGACTGTAAGGTCTTGCAAATACTTGTTCTGATTTATCCGATGTATAGATTACAAGCTCTTCGTTTGTTTCTGTATGCTTACTCATACAAATAATTTGGTATACACCACCTTTATAGTGTAACCATTTCTCTAAGGGTTGTGGAATACTACCTTCCATACTTTTTTCTTAAGTATGCTGCATATCTAGATTGCTTTCTTCCGTTAATAAAAAACCAACCCCAGTTCATTTCAAACCATTTAATAAGTGCTTTCATAATATTACTCCTTTAACTTTTTTATACTTGGCCACATCATCAATCATATATAGTTTTGATTCATGAGTTCCATACCATGACTCTTGATGAACATTTAAATACACATCTCTTTCTTCAGATATAACTGGATAGCTATGCCCTCCTTCATATCCGTCTACAAATACATGTAGATCTGGATCTAATCTATTTAATTCTTCGATAAGTTCTCTTACAGTCATCAGTCACCTTCTTCATTGTTAATACCTCGTACTTTCGAAAGCTGAAATTTTATACTTTCTCGCATAGAAAATTCTTTAATGAACCTTAGAAATCTATGTTTACTTCCGCATCCAAATGTAGTCCTTTTCATCTTTATTTCAAAATTATTTTCTAAATTTTTTCATTGTGCCATCTTCAAAGATCTTAATGTACACACCTTCTCCAAGTTCACCATGCACTTCTCTTCCAAGCATGTCTACAATCTTTATAACTTTTTTAACTTCAATTCTTGTATTATTTATAACAACAACTCCTATGATATCCATCGCTCCATCAAAGTCCCACTGTTTCAATCTGTAGTAATTAAGTTTCCCCTGTTCGAAATTGTGATCATTAAACAAGTACTCAGAAACTTCATTAGAGAACCCAACACTTTTCACATCTCCAATATATCTCCACTGATCTCCATCAGTACTAGTCTCAATACTAAAGTAATCACTGTTATGTTCAGTAGCAGTACTCCACAAAAGTACATTTACTCCATCCTTGTTAAGTCCGCTATACTCCATCATCTCTACTGGAAGCGAAGGATCAGCAGTCTCAATAAGTTCGATGTTATCAATCCACCACTCTTCACCAGTTGAATTGGCCCTTACAAATATTCTACCTGCAAGCTGAGTTATTCCAGGAGTGAATACAAGAGTGATTGTAGAATACCCATCACCAGTAGTTGTTCTGTTACCACCACCAGCTGGGGTATAAGTATTAAGCGAACTATTTCGAACCTTGATTACTGATCCAGCAGGGTTGTAATTCCAATATGCATTACTAAAACCTGTCACTCTGATTTCATTTGTATAACTAGTTCCTCCATTTGTACTAACTGATAGCTCCATGTAATCAGTACCATCAACTCCAGCAGTAGCAACAGTCGGCCCAGAGAACCTATAAGATCCTAACCTAAATCTAAGTGCATACTCAGATGAAGCAGTAAGCCCAGTCACATTTGGTAAAACATAAATATTAGATTCCACACTAGAGGATCCATTACCAGCTCCATAAATAGCAGCACTTAAATCTGGAGATACAGATACATTCATAAAGTACCCAGTAGTAGGAGAGTTCATAGCCCAATAACATGGCCAACTAAATGTTTCTATGTTATCAAATAACACAGTAGTCTGCCCCATAACAGAGAGGGGCATAAGTAGAGTTAGTAATAATTTTTTCATTCTTCAATTAGTGTTAATTCAACCCCAGATGCGAGGTAATAATAAAATAAATTTTGCAACTGATCAACAGTGCTTACAACTTTCCTATTTGGACCAACAAAGGTTCTTCTACCATCAGCCAGTAGAAGCTCAAAATCATGATCACCAAATCTGACAAACTCACTTTGATTACATCCATTATAAATAGACCCACCAAACTCTTCTATCCATTCCCAATCAAGAGGCATCTTAGAAAACTCCTCACACACTCCCTCAACATAATCTCCATCTAAAGTATACCCACATACAATAGACTCACTTACACTGAAGACCTCAACAACAACTCCTTTAAAAACAATAAGGTTACCAACCCTAAGATCCATACATAACATCCCTAAGTAGTTTTATCTTAATATCCAATACATCAATACAACCCTTATGATAATCCATAGACTCTCTACATAGGGTAGTCCTAAACCTATCTACATGGTATTCCCTTGTCTGTATATAACCATCAAGTAGTTCTTTCAAATCCTCCAAACTTTTCATAGCCACAAATCTAACAAAAAGAATCAATACAAACAAATAAATTAACACCTATCTAATTTAATCCCCCCTCCCCAACCATAAGTATAAACACCTACCCCCCATTACACAATTTGCGTTACACAAAATGTAGAATAATATCCTATAGGGAATAAACTATTTCCAGATGATGACCCCAGATGTTGCTTAGACTTTTTTTGGGAGGGGTTAAAAATCAAAATACAAAATCGACCATACCTGCGTAACCACTATACCCCCCCATGCCCCGTAGCTTGGGAGTTTTTGGGGCGCACCCCTATACAAAAAATAAAGAACATACGCAAGTTTTGAGCCCAAAAGTTTTGAAAAAGTTTTGTTCAAAAGTTTTAGCCCATTTTCTTGGATCTTACGTATATTTTTACTAAAGAGTATACCTAGCAGTATACTAGTAGTGTATACAAAAAACTTTCCTAACTTGCAAGTTTTTGGGGCTTAACTTACTAACACACAATTGTTAATAACTACATGTAATTATTTTTACAAATTACTTGCTATATTAATTATAATAACTATATTTGTATGTGGTCAAAGGACAACGAAACGAATTGAAATAATTGAAAAAAAAGTTTACAAAAAACTTGCACAATTGAAATTGTTTACTTATCTTTACAATATGAAACAAAGATAAAGGGACAAAAAAAGATTGAAAAAAGTTTACAAAAAACTTGCACAATTAAAAAAAGTTTTGTATCTTTGATAAGTAGAAAATAAAACAAGTAGTAATGGAAAATTCAACAACGATTTTCCTCCCTAATAAGGAATGCCTAATCGGGAGGGCTAAGGTTACCAAAGTTGGTAAACTTCACAAAGGTAAACGAACGGTAAAAATTCAGACTGTTCGTGAGAATTTAGAGGGGCAGTTTTTGTACCTAGCTAACAAAGATCGTAGGCGAATTGATCAACAGAATTCTAGGGCTGAAAAAAGAGCTATGAGAATTAAGTAATGTTGCAAACATATTGCAAAGTATATGCTACCCTAGTTAGGTAATTGGGAGGGGTACGTTAGAGCCTGAACGTTAAAAAAGGATTGTAGACAAATGTTAATGTGCATACTGTGTCTTGTTGTGAACAGATATAGTAGGTCTATTCGAGTCGAATAGGTTTAGGTACATGATACGCTCAAACATTAACACACAAAAACTCTTTATTATGAAAAATGTAGGAATTACTTTAGTGCAAGGTGAAGCTAAGTTACACTTCAACACGGAATTATCAAGCAGAAATTTCACTGAAATTTCAGGTACACTAAGCGGACGTATACTCGCTTTAATGTATCGCAAGAAAAAGTACAATATCAATCTAGGTGGATTTTCTTTCGCCCGTAAATTCGATGTTCGTATTGAAATTGATGGCATGGCTTCCGATGGTACGAACACAATTGCCAATGGTTTAGTGCAGTTTGGGATCACCATTCAGAACAATGAGAAATCGTTCGAGAAATTCCATGGCTTTATTGGTGAATTGGTTGAGGATATCTTGACAGGACGTAACGTTTTGGAGGGTACATTGGACGAAATATTGGACGCATACGGAATCCAATTGATCAAGTAATCACAGACAAAATCCCCCTCTATTAATCGGAGGGGGTAAACTCTAGTCACATGAAAACGTACACAAACATATTACAGACTTTTATTATTCTATGTATATGCTCACACGTATACCTAGTACATGAGGGGGCAGACAAGTATTTATATACACTAATTACGTTTCTGTTAATGCTATGTATTGTTTTATTACCAATCTTAAACAAAAAAGATCATGCAAGTAATTGAAAAATTGGAAAAGGCTGTATTCAATACGGCAATAGACAGCAATACCATTTCAGGTACATTGTTGGGCAAAGATGTAGAGGTAGATTTACGCACAAAGTTTACCCAACATACAGACTATGTTAAAAAATTCGATCTATTCGTTCAGGTTATTTTAACCGTGAAGATCGATGGAGAGGTAGTTGTTGTTTGGGGTAGTGAATCAATTGATGATATCAATACTATTGTCAAATGGTTTCTGAAAAAACATTCAGATGCGGTTAAAAATGAGTATAGTATTAAAGATTGGAAACGATATGAGGGGCAAAGATTCTTTGATTCAATTTAATTACATATGGACAAGATAAGAAACCAAAGAGAAAGTGTATATTGGATAATACTTTCTATACTAATGGGTGGACTGTTAGGAATATTAATCTTTAATGGTTTAATCAATCTAAAATAGGATCATGTTAGAAGCTATATACATAGAACAAGCTTATCAAGAATTGAAGGAGCTTCTGTTCGATGCAAGAAAAGAATTGATCGAGGGTATAGACCATTACTGCTCAATGAATCAGGATCAAGACTCAGAGCAAATAGCTATTGCCCTAGCAGAACTAAGTGATCGTATTGAATTAAGCGAGAAAAGGTTTAATCAATTAAAACAAAAGAGGGCAATTGCCTTTAGTTAGGAATCCAATAATACAAACATACTGTAATTGTCTCCCATGGCAAGGGCATTTTATGCTGAAATGGGGTACAAAATTGCATGTTAGGATTCCAATAATAGAACATTTTGTGTAAAACTTTTGTGTTGGTTGTGTTTTTGTGTGAAGGTGGGAGGGGGTGGTAATGCTCTGATTATCAGTCAATTATCCCCCCTCAATGGGCTAAAAATAAAAAACACTTGTAAATAACAAATTTTTACTATACTGTTATAAGTAGCTTTTAAATTAAAAATTATGAATTATTGGTTAAAAACAAAAATAGTTTCTAATTGGAGTTTTTTTGGGAAATCAAAAACATTTGTATATCGTAACTTTAAAAATAAAACAGTTACAATAGATTTTGGAAATGGTGGAAGATGTACTACTTATGATTATAATGGGAAATGGATAGTAGGATAAATAAAAATGATGCTACATTTATACTATGAAACTAATTACATTCAATACTAACGATCCCCTACAAATTAAAAGGGCTGAACGTTTAAAGACTAAGTACGAAAACCTAGGTTATTCCCTTGTGAATACCTCTGTTAATTCTGTTACTGGTATATGTGTTATTACTTATAAATACATTTAGATATGAAATACTTTCTTATTGTTATTAGCCTATTGGTTGGTTGGTTATTTAGTTGGTGGTACTATTCCCCTAGCTATGCATATACAGACTATTTCCTAGAGGTACATGAAGACTATGTTATACTAGAATCTGTACATGGTAGAGTCTATTCAGGTAGCTATTCAGATATAGATAGTTTAGTACTAGTAGATAACTTATAGTTGCACAGGTTTAATTTTTAAAATCAAAGATCCCATGCCGAATATTTCAGAGGTAGAAATTACCTACAAGACAAAAGTAAAAGCTTCCGAAAGAGAGAAGGTAGCTACATCGCAAAGGGCATTCGATGTTCTTCGCCCATTCTTTGAAGACGTAATAGAGTATAGGGAAAAGTTTTGTGTACTATTACTTAACCGTCAGAATCAAGTACTAGGTGTACACACAATTTCCGTTGGTGGTACGTCTTCAACTGTTGCAGATTCAAAGATCATCTTTCAGGGTATATTGTTGGCTAATGCTTCTGCTATTATTCTTGCTCACAATCATCCATCGGGATGCCTTAGACCTTCTGACAATGATAAGTCACTGACTAAAAAAATTGTTGATGGTTGCAAGTTATTTGACATTAGTTGTTTGGATCATTTAATCATTACGGATGAAAGTTTTTATTCTTTTGCCGATCAAGGTTTAATGCAATGAGTAATCGAGAATCATTTGAGAAGTGGATCGCTGATGGTAATGTTGTCAGATTAAATGGCTTCTTTGCCACTCAGGATGCTCTCTACTGCAATAAAATTGAATCCATGAGGGATTTATACAAATACTTTTTAAAAGAGTTTATATACGTTTAAAATTAAAAGTTATGAATGGGATAACTAATGTTGATGTAATCAATGTTGCTAATGATATAGGTATAGATGTTACAGATGATCATATCAGTGAGGTATTAAGAAGGTTTGATTCCGAAGCTAACAATGATCCAACCGCAACATGGGATTTGATTGTTGAAAATATACTGTATAGTATTATTGCAAACTGTTTGAATTGTGGACACTCACAAACTTTATCGGAAGAGAATGTCAAGATTGATAATCTGGGTAGGCATTTGATCTGTGAACAATGTGAAAGTTCATTTGATGTTGATTAAAAAATAATTCTTATCTTTGTATTGTCTAATTAAAAACATAACACATGAAAAAAGATTTTAAAATTCAGGCTTATATCATCGGATATGGTATAGCTATTTTGTTTGCTCTCTTGCCAGTTATTTGTAGTGCTAGTCCTCAAATTGATGGGGGTAAGAACAAGAAGTCAGGCTATAACTACAAGAAACATTACAAGAAATCTGCAAAGAATCGTAGGAAGAGTCTACGTAATATGCATTGGACTGGTGAAGGTTGTGGAATTAATAAGTAATAAGATCATGAGACAAATTACTAAAGAATCGGTTAATGCTTTCTTAGAGGTTAAGCCGTTCAATAAACAAAACATGAAGGTTGAAGTACTACCAAACGTCACTATACTAAAGTTATTCGGTAATGCTATTGCCTATCGTTACAATGATCCTGAACGTACATTGTCAATAACTAATTGTGGGTGGCAGACTAACACTACTAAGGAACGTTTGAATGCTTTACTTTCAGCATTAAACATGGGTGGTATCAGTCAACGCAATTGGAATTGGTATCTAAACGGTAAGGAATGGGATGGAAGTCTAATTGATTTATAAAGTAGTAATTGTTATGAGACGTTTTGAATTATCAGATGGTAGGATCATTAAGATTTTTAATGATGTTAACCCCGATAACCCTAGGCATTGGGATAACCTTACACAAATGGTTTGCTTTCATGGGAGATATAACGTAGGAGATAAGACCTCTTACAGATCATCTGACTATAACGGTTGGGATGAATTGGAAAAAGATCTTATCAAGAATGAAGATCCAGCGATCATTGAACCTTTGTATATGTACGATCATTCAGGTGCATCTATTAGTACAACACCCTTTAATTGTTCATGGGATAGCGGTCAGATTGGTTTTGTTTTTATCAAGAAAGATTCTGTTAGGAAACAACTTGGTGTGAATAGGGTAACAAAAAAGATAGTAGATAGATTGTCTAAATGTTTACTAGGTGAAGTTGAAACGTACAATCAGTATATTAGCGGTGAAGTTTTTGAGTATACTATCTTTGATAAGAACGGAGATATTGAGGATCATTGCGGCGGATTCTTTGGGTACGATATTCAAAGTAACGGAATACTTGACAACCTTTCGAGGGAAGATAGCGATCTACTAATTAAGCAATTATAATATAAACGGTGATAGTGATGGGCTTGGAGAAGGTACTATGCGAAGGTTGTGATGGTGAAGGTGTAATTAGCATCGGGCCAAAATGTAGTTATCCTGCTTCTATGTGTTGTGGTGGATGTTATGAAGATGTTGATTGTGAAGACTGCAACGGATCAGGATACATTTATGTTGAATCTTATGATGAAGATTATGAATAAAGAACTTTTAAATCGTATTCAGCACGATATAAAACAAGCTGAAGCAAGAAGAGACGCATTCGAGAAAGGTACAAGAGAGTATGGTTTCAATCAAGGTATTGTTGCCGCTTTGAAGACTGTCCTCTTTGATATGCGAGAACTAGGTTTAATAGAAACAAAAGATTTAAATTTAAAGTAATGGAAAACGTAACAGTAAACATACTAGAGTTAGCTTCAGAGTTAGCACATCAGAAGTTAGTTGACAATTGGTCTGATTCTATAAAGATTTTTGAAGATGATCAAGCTACCGTAACCAACTATACAGATCAGGCTCAGGATATATTCAATGATTATTACGATCATTACTTTGAACTAATTAAATCTATTTCAGAATAATTATTGCAAAATATTTGTATAGTATTAAAACTTTAATTACATTTGTCACATGAGAAAGGTTTTTAAATCAGGTGAAAATATTCACATATTCAGATTAGGATCTACAACAAACAAAAAGATTTGTGCTGATCCAAAAGAAAAGATTGTGCAGACGTATGCATTTTCTATACAACAGTTTGAATACGTTGTGAATGGTGGTGCAAGTCTAAAGGAATTCTTTGATCTTGCAAATAGTAATTGTATTGATTGTCCTATGCGATCTTATGGTAAATGTTATACCCATAAGTTTACACAAGCAAGAGGTTTTCTATCTATGCTCAGATCAATTGGTAAAGAGTTTAATTCTATAGGTGATGTCCCTAGCTACGATCAATCTATTCACGATACAATTGTAGCAATGTGTACAGACAAGTATGTTAGATTCGGTACGTATGGTGAGCCAGTCTTGCATGGTATTAACCTAGCATCTGATATTGTTGGTGTTGCTAAATCTTGGACGGGTTACACTCATCAATGGATCAGGAATCCTGAATTCAAAGGGATGTTTATGGCATCTGTTCATACACCACAAATGGAACAGAAAGCTATGGGATTTGGTTGGAGATCATTCATATCTATTGACAGTCACGTTGATAACTATGTTAATTGTCCAGCTTCTGAAGAGGGAGGCAAGAAGGCTTCATGTGATAAGTGTGGCTTGTGTAGCGGATCAAATGGTAAAGGTAAAAAGAGTATTTATATTTTAACACATTAGTATGAAAGCAAGTGTAAGAGAAGTAATGGAAGATTACGGATTCGATTCCATTCAGGATTTGATCGAATCATTTATGTTCGAATCAATTGTGCCAGCATGTTGCTCACATGGTTGTGAAGTTGAGCCTGATGGTAAGTGTGAACATGGTTATAATTCAATATTAATAGAAGTAGGAATAGTATGAAACAGAAGAAAGCATTAAGAACATCAGGTTCGTTTTTCAATTGGTTAATGAGTAACAACGAATCAGTTCCAAAGGTTGGTGAATGGGCAACGATTTGCCATTGGTCAGACAGAGACGTATGTAAAGTAGTTGAGGTATCAGATGATCTTAAACGTGTGAAGATCGAACACTACTCAACTGTAGCACATGAGTCAGCTAAAGAGATCGGAATGGGGCATCAGAATTGGGTGCATACACCAAACGGTAACTTTCAGACACTTGTTTATCGAAACGGTGGATGGAGAATTGAAGGAAGCCAAGTTGTATTCACAAAGGAATTCATTGCAAAAGCAGAGAGTGAAGGGAACGAATGGATGTTGTCAAAGTCATTGACCGAAGATCAAAAATCTGAAATTTATAATGATGATTATCGTCCGCAAAATGTAGTTGAGGGTATAACAAGACTTAAGAAAACATATAGTAAAATAAATATATTGTTCGGCGAGTGTAACTACCACTACGATTGGTCTTTCTAAAATAGTAAGTAATAATAAATAAAAATAAAATCATGGCAAGTAAAATAACACAACAGCAACAACAAATTATTGATCTAATGATTAATGAATTTCAAAAGATTAATTTATCTAAGCCTAAAGGTTCAGGCTTAGTTGATTGGAATAGTATCAACAGTGAACTAGATGAGTGGAATTCTTTTGAGAAGAGTATTGAGATAAAGAATCAACAAATGTTAGCTTTGATTGAATCTGAAATAGCCTCTACACATGGCAAATTAGTAGATGAGTTAAGTGATATTTTTAGTTATATTAAAACTCCATCAGTAGAAAGAGGAATTGATTATGGTTGGCATTGGTATCTCCGCCATAAAGAATGGGGTGATGATTGTATTCAAATCTACCTTAGTGTAATTCGTGGAGCGCATTGGTCTAAGTGTAATAATTTTAAAATAGAAGAGATAAAAGGGTTTGAATATAGCGGATATGTAAAGAGGGGTATTCATAGTGTTAAGATTCCAGAGTACTCTACGATAGAGGAACTATTCAAATTTGATTCAGTAATTGACAGAATTAAATATGTTATATCAAACAAATAAAATCATGGAAAAAGAAACAAGAGTATATGGTATAGATTCCAGCAGAATTTACGATGGGATTACGTTAACTAGACTACAAGATCATGAACTAAGTGATGAAGAGTTTATGAGTTTAAGCGAGGCACATGGATTAGTATGGAGCTTAAAAGGTTTCGCCCACGCTTACAATATCGATGACATTAGTTATGATGTATACATAAGATTCATTTAAAATAAAGTCATGCAATTAGTAACTGTATATTACAATGATATCTTTATCTCTGTAACAAGGGATGACGAACCATTTGAAGTGTATGAGAATTGTCCATACGTAAATCTTCCAATTGAAATAGCTGAAGATATAGCTAGTGAAAAAATTAATAGCCATGAGTGGGAATCTTATTTGATTCCTGAGTTAACAACAAGAAAAATAATTTACCATGAGGATAGCAACGGTTAAAGAATTAAAAGAAATCTTATCAAGTCTGAATGACAACGATGATGTTGTTATTGAAACAATAGATGAGAATGGAGACGCAATTGATTTGTATCCTATGTATGTGGATGTAATCGAAGTCTCTGATGGGTTCAATGAGGTAAGGCTATGCCAAATGAGCCAAGAGTTTTTTAAATAGTAAACTAGAAACATGAAGACGTTTGTAATCGTAGATGAATTTGATAATCATTGCTTTAGTAATCATGAGTTTAATTCATACGAAGATGCTTGGGATTTTTTATACGTTAAGTTTCCAGTCATTCGAAATGAAGATGGGACTCAAGATGACAGAGAAGAGGAATTAGATTCATATTTTGTAATATTAAAAACAAGTAACAATGAAAACAATTGAAGAAAAAAACAGAATGATTTCTGAGTTTATGGGATACGAAACTTATGAACATACGAATAGTATATCCATAAGAATAACGGAAGGAAACGAATTTAATTCCTCAGATATTGGACACGTACATACAAAATTCCACACATCTTGGGATTGGTTGATGCCAGTAATTGAGAAGATAGAAAGGTTGGGATTTACTGTAGAGAAAAACTTTCAACCTATAGATAACGATTGGCAATGTCTAGTAGTAAAAGGTAACGATATATTGTTTCAGGAATTTAACGAGCAGTCAATACAAGCTATGCACTATGTGGTTGTTGAATTTATCGAAATGTATAACCAAAAAAACTAGAAGTATGAAAACAATTGAAGAAAAAAACAGAATGATTTCTGAGTTTATGGGTATGCAAGAGACTAAAATAGGATGGTATGACGCTGAAGAAAACCTGCCACTCGAATATACAACTGATAATACATTTGACGAGTTGTTATTTAATAAGTCTTGGGATTGGTTGATGCCAGTAGTAGCTAAAATAACAAGGGATGAAGAATTCATTGATGATGATTTTAGAGAATCCGTATTAGATGTTGTTGGATTTGGTCGTATAGATGATACCTATAGAGTAGTAGTAGAATTCATCGAAATGTATAACCAACAAAACTAGAAACATGAAAACAATTGAAGAAAAAAACAGAATGATTGCAGAGTTTATGGGGTTCATAAAGGATGATGAGAATTTATACCTTATAAACGACTACAGACTCAGAAGTGAGTCAGAGTATCAAGCAACTTACGTTAGTGAAATGAAATTCCACATCTCATGGGATTGGCTTATGCCAGTAGTTGAGAAGATTGAGAACATTGGATTCAGCGTGAAGATTCAGCGACTTAAGACAAGCATTCACCCTCTAGTTGAAGACAAGGAGTTGTTTGGTTTTGTGTGCGGTGATGTATCTAAGAAACTTGAAATTACATACGACACGATTGTGCAATTCATCGAATTTTATAACCAAAAAAACAAGTAACCATGAGAATTACAGAACAACCAATTACAGCAGATAACTTGTTTGAGCAAATGGCTCTTATGACTAAAAAGAAACTTGTTGAGCAAGGGGTATTGCCTTCTGATGCTGACAAGATTGCTATTGAGTTTGTAAAAGAACGTGGAGAAAAAGTTATTAAAAACGTAGTTAACAAAGACAAGTAATGACAGCAGAACAGCAAGCAGAAAAACTAATTGATGAAGCGTATCAATATGCACCATCTTCAGGAGGAACAAAAGAAGCAATTTCTATAATGATTGCAATTTGGTGTGCAGAAAAAATAGCATCAAGTATTGGTTTTTCTGTTAATGATGAATATTGGTCTGATGTAATTAAATACCTAAACAACAAGAATAGTATTAACCAAAAAACAAGTAACCATGAAGAGATTCAGAACACTATACCTGATAGAACATGCTGATCACATGTATGGAACAATGCATGTATGTGCATTAACTAGACGAGCAAGTCTTAAGTACTTCATATGTATTCAAGGAGAGATCCATGAATTTGGAGATGACGATAGCTACAAAGTATGGGAGAATAACATATTGAATGTTGTTGAGAAAGCTAGAGAAATTTGTGAGAAAAATAACTTTGACCTCTGGTCTTATTAAACTATGGAAATGAGTGAAAAAAATTTGATCAGAACACTATTGTTCTACAGTGAGATGCTGTCAGACAAAAGAAAATCAGAAGAGTTTCAAAAAGAAATGGAAAACTTAGGATTGACGTTCGACTATTATGTTCGGGCGATGGAACAAGCAAGAGAATATTTAAACAAATAGTTATGGAAACAAGTAGAGAAATTGCAATTGCTAACGCAAAGTTAGTATTGAAACAAGCAGGTTATTTCGTTGACAATCTTTGGCACATTGATGACGTTAAACTACGTTACAATTGTACAGACAATGATCAGGCCCAGGATATTTTAAATGGTGCGTTAACCAATGATGCCACTATGGGGCAAATATGGTTTGCAATTGATATGGTTGCACAAGATGAAGGTTTAACTCTAAAAGATTAGTTATGAAAGATAATATCTATCACGTATCCGTATTGCCATACAGACATGGTATATACAAAGTTGCCGTTGAGATGAACAACGGTATGAAAGTTACATTAGTAGTAACAGACATGGAGATCATTGATCAATGGAAGGATGGTAACCAAGAGCCTTTATATGAATATATTTTAAGACGAGTACAATGAGTAGAGCATTCAAAGTAAGATTCCATCTAGGACTAGGTGATAACTTTATGAAATGGCGTGTAGAGAATATGAATACAAATGAGGTTCAGTTCTTTGATCCTCAAGTTTACTCCATAAAAATGAATGACTGTAAGCTACACAATCAAAGAGGATCTGCTGAAAAGATCTTTGATGGCGGATATAAAACAGTATGCGCATGGATCATGGCATCTAGGATTCAGCTATTGATTGGTGATTCTGGAGACAATATTCCAGTCAGCAAAAGGCTTATGTATAATCCTAGAGTTACACCTAATTGGACTGACAGTAAGAATACTAACATCGACAAGAAAGAGTTTAAGTCTCTTGTTACTTGTGGTAAAAAATTATTTATAAATGGCTGATATTAAAAAATTAGTAGCAGAGAAGATTCAAAATGATCTGCGAGAAAACAATACAGATAGTCTATATGACCTTCTAGTATACATAGAATATTCAGATCTGCTTAAGTTTATACCAAAAGATTTGTGGCATAAATTCAGCAAAGGTTTTTGTTGTGATGCTTGTCAGGAGTCAGTATTTCCATGGGATGTCTTTAGGGGTGTAGAAGGAAAAGATTTATGTGTTACTTGTCTGTTCGAAGTTAAAACACCAACTGACCTTAGACTTGGTAAACTGTTAAACGATGATAGTGATGGGGATGAGACGAAGGGGTAGAATGACTAGAACGATGCTACTATTAAAAGCTTTACAAATACTATTAGCATTAGAAGGTATCTTTATATTAGTAAATGCGATTAAGCTATCTGGTAATCAATTCTTTCAGGTATTTATAGGATCTGGGACTATTATAGTAGCAGCACTATTTTCAAAAATAAAAGGTTTAGAAGATGACTAGAATAAACTGTGGTATACCACCAAAGACTCTGCACAATAAGCATTTGATTGCTGAGCATAGAGAGATAAAAAGAATACCTAATGTAATAAAGTCTGGTAGGTATTCACTTAAAAATCAGCCTCTTATATTTACACTCGGTGAAGGTCACGTTAAATTTTTCTATGATAAATTAGAGTTCCTAAGAAAAAGATACATATCTTTGTATGACGAATGCATAGCTAGAGGTTTTAACGTAACCAACTACATTGATGCGTGGGATAACATTCCTGATAAATTCATGAATGACTATTCACCTACGTCCAATGATACAAGAATTGTGCAAGAAAGAATTAACGAAAGAATTAAAAACTTTAAGCAATGAGTTATCCAGAAATAGTACAGAACATTATTGATAATACTGGCGATACATACTCAGAATGTAAGCAAGCGATAATGGATCTAAATAGAAATGGTTGGACAGCAGAAATGGATTTAAGTGGAGAGTTGTACCATGTAAGGCCAATGTTTGTAAAGGTTGAAATTCCTTATGTAGAGAATGAAGACACTGGAGAGTTGTCTATCTCTTTAAAAGCATTAGAAGAAATTATTGAAGAAGAAATTAAAAAAGTAAAAAGAATATTATGACAGAGATTTTAGATAGAAGAGTTTACTATTCAATGAAGGATAGGAGAATATCCACATTGGACTTACATTCAGCTTTGGAAAAAGTTGGTGTAGACATTCCAAAAAGAACATTGCAATATCATCTTGACAATGATTTCAGAACCACAACTGATGAAAGGTTAAAGTATGTAGCAACGTACATGATCAGGAATTACGATAATTTGATTGAAGAACTAAAAAATAAAGTAGAAAAACATGGAGCCTAATTTAATTCAGAAGATTGCGATGGCCGTAATATACGTACCATTTTTAATACTTGTTATTGATCAATTACTTAAAAAACTAAAAGGATGAAAAATTTAAATACTAATAATATCGTAAAGCTGGTTACGATAATCTTTATGATTATAATAACAGTACTGTATGTAACTGAAGACAAAGAGAAAGTTAAGGTTATAGTAATTCAAAAAGAGGCTGTTAAAGATACAGTTGAGCATAACATTATATCAAAGGAGTCACTGATGAATTGTTTAAATGATTTCAAGGTAAAGTTTCCTCATATTGTATTGGCGCAAGCTGTTCTTGAGTCTGGTCATTTTAAATCTGATGTATTCCTTAGTCACAATAATCTTTTTGGAATGAAGATAGCAGGATCTAGACCTACAACAGCATTAAACAGTGGATCTGGATATGCAAAGTATGAAAGCTGGATGATGTCTGTACTTGACTATGCTTTATTTCAGTCAGCATTTATGAGAAAGATAAATACTGAGGCAGAGTACTTTAAGTATTTAGCAAAGAATTATGCTCAGGATCCTGGGTACATTAGTAAACTAAAAGAGATAGCATCAGAATGGAATCAGCACTAGACTTTTTCAGAAGAGGGGAATCAATACTTAGAATTGAACTCCAAGATAATGAGATTACACTTGGTGAGTATGCTGTTAAGCACTCTATGCTTTACCAAAAGGCTAAAGAGATGGATAAAGAGCAAAGAGAAAAAATATTTAAACAAGCACAAGAATGTTCGGTTAAAGCTGACGGTGTTTATTTTAAATATGAATTTTTTGAGCAATTAGATGAAACCTTTAAATCAGAATAGTATGAAACAGTTTATTTTAATAATCCTAACATTCATATTGTTTGGATGTTCTAAAGAACCTAAACAGGTTTATGATACAGAGATTAAGACTTATAGAATTAGTCATAAAGAAGAAGAGCATCATAAGCTTTCCAATGCTTACTATATACACTTTCAAACTCCAACTTCAACTGAGAGAGCTGAGGTTAGCCAATCAAACTATAATAAGTATAAAGTAGGCGATACTATTCAAGTGTTAATTAAGTATTGGGAAAAACCTAAAAAGAAGTGATATGGCAAATAAACAGCAGACAGCAGTAGAATGGTTGGAGCAAGAACTTTTAAAACCTAATATAGTTATATCTACTATAATTGATAAAGCCAAAGCAATGGAGAAGGAGCAATGTTTAAAGATGTTGCCTTATGATTTGAATGAGTTGGCTGAAAAAGCTTGTCCTGATGTAATATCTTCTGCTCATTCAGCATATAAAGCAGGCTTCCAAAAAGCAATTGAGTTATTAACCTTTAAATCAGAATAACCACAGAGTATCATCAATGACACTTTGTTAACCTTTAAATCAGAATAAAATGGAAATAGCAATAGGAATATTGATTGTAATGATGGTAATGTTGATGATATGGGGTGTAAAACTCCATTTACAAATTAAAAATAAGCTAGAACAGTTAAAAGATTTTGACACATGGAAAGAGTGGAAAAACAAACAGCAGTAGAATGGTTGATAGAAATGTTGGTGCAAGAATGTGGATTAGATGACACTGGAGATTCAGCAATTTTTGTTATAGAACAAGCCAAAGCAATAGAAAAAGAAAATATAAAAAATGCATTCTTAGATGGCTTTAGTTCTTTAGCAAATAATAAACATCAATACTCAGAAGATTACTACAATGAAACCTTTAAATCAGAATAAGATGACACAAGAGATGGATAAATTCCTTGACAAGCTAGATAAATTATGTTGGGAATATCACATTGAAATTAAACCCACACATCCAGTACCTAATGATGAACATCCAACTATATCCATTATAAATGGTGATGAAGTTGTAAAATTCTTATACATTGATGGAGAGGGGATAGGTAAATAAAATTTAAATCAGAATAAGATGACAGTACATTCTAAAAAATTTAGAGTAGTAGAGAACAGATATGCTTTTGGTAAATATCATGTCCTATATAAAAAAGGTTTCTTCTCCAGATGGAAGTACATAAGAGCTAGTCACATAGGCTTACTAGAAGATCCAAAGCATAATCCCATATGGTCTTGGACAAGTGAAGAAGCAGCTAGGGAGTTTATTAATAAAAATTTAGCTAAGGTATGTTACTAGAACAAATGAAAACGATAAAAGATAAGGTATTACTTTTACTAGAAAAGAATCCTCATCTAAGAGACAGTGACTTTAAACTTATTGCAAACTATTACTTCTTTGAAGTAGGCCATGAAAAGATGGCAAAGCTATCTGCAATGGAGTTCCTTGATCTCTTTGCAAAAGGCTCTCTGTCTCATTCCGAAAGTATTAGAAGAGTCAGACAAAAGATTCAAGAAGACAATCCTCATCTAAGAGGAGAGAGTTATAAGATAAGAAAAAGTGACTCGAAAGTTGTAAGAAATAACATAAAAGATTTGTAATTAATCTGCAAATTTATTACATTTGTACCATGAACAAATCAGAAAAACTAATACCCATAATCATTAATGCTAATGATGAAGGAAAGGCAATTAAGGCTCTTGTAGAAGTTGTAGAAACACTACATTTATCTCAAAACTATTTCCATTTAGTAGATCTAAAGGATAGGCTAAACGAGTTTAAACTTAAGTTTAAATCAATAACAGATAGATATAGACAGATACCAAGCCCCAGGCCATACAATTCTCTACATGAATTAAGAATGGAGCTGAGTTTCTTGTCTAGAGATTTCTCTGATGAATTAGCGTTTGAAGTTAACAAATCAAAGATATACCACGAGGAACGTAAGACTGAAGCTAGGGCTACTGGAATGCTTGAGCTGGCTAGTGATGAGAGTTTTCAATCTAAAGTTAAGGCTTCATCGGCTTCTGCTCTAAGAGATCTAGTAGGTGCTTCAAGTGTTTATCAAGAATTTATATCACTAGCTTCTGTATCATACGGGCTTTATCAAGAGTTCCATAAAGTTGGAGATTCTATGAAATTATTCAATGATGCCTTAGCAAGTGAGTGTAGGGAAGTACAGTACCACGATATGAAAGATGCAAAATAAAAACCAAACCAAATGAAAGTTTTAAGTAAAATAGATAGTAAGCACTTTGTTGCTATCGACATCGAAACAGTTAGAATAGCTGAAACATTTTCTGAACTTCCTGAAGAATTTCAGGATGCATGGGAATACAAAAACAAACAAGATGGAGAGATTCCAACTCAAGAAGAATTAGCAGACCTTTGGAAAAGGACATCTAGCTTATACGCTGAGTTCTCAAAAGTATGCGTAGTCAGTCTTGCATTTCTAGATAAGTCTGGAGAGAGTCTTATGTGTAAAAGCTTCTCAAATACCTCTGAGAAAGAATTACTTAAAGAGTTGTCAGAATTTCTTGACAGAATTTCAAGTAGCAGCCCACATTACAGATTAATCGGGCACGCATCGAAGTTTTTTGATTACCCATTCCTTGGAAAGCGGTACATAATTAACCAACTTCCAATACCAAGAATACTTGATGATAGTGATAAAAAGCCATGGGAAACACTTAACACATGCACAAACACGCTATGGAAGTTAGGAGGAACTGGAGCTGGATCTTCACTACAAGCTTTATGCGTATCACTCAATATTCCTATATCTAAGGTTGATATGGTTGGAGATGAGGTTGGCCGAGAGTACTTTAAAGGTAATATAGAAGGTATAACAGATTACTGCAATAAAGATGCTATAGCTACATTTAATGTACTTAGAAGGTTTAAGTATGAGAATATCTTTACTTTTGATGAAGTTGTTTACTTAGATAATACCAAAGAAGAAGCAGCAGTAGAGTCTGGAAATGAGCTTCACAAGTTAGCTATTTCTAAAGAGTTTACTGATGATATTAAAGAAGCTCTAATAAATAGATTCAAAGGAAAGAAAGTCACTAAGAAAGAGTTGGATATGCTTCAGGATATGCTTGAGAATCTATACATAAACAATAAGATGTTTAAGAGTGATGCTCAACCAATTAAAGAAGCAAAGAGGGCTGAGGTTAAGGAGTTTATTAAAGTTTTAAAATCAAGTAAATGAAGTCAAAAGTAGTTTTACCAAGAGTTTATAATAATCCTAGTGGATCGGATAAATTCGAAAAATTTGTAGGCTTACCAAAAATAAGCTATAGCCAGATCGATAGTTGGAATAATCCTGATTATAAAGGAGAGTACTTCGAAAGTTACTTCCTTGGGATAGGTGATTCTGGAAATATATTTACACACTTTGGAAGTCTAGTAGGAGAATGGTTTGAGAAAGGTCAAGATGAGTCTGGAGAATTATCTGAATCTGATATTGAAGTGCTATCTAGTATTGGAAGGCCAGCTAATTGTGAATACGAAAGAGAAGTAGTAATCGTAAGGCCTCTTGGATATGCCATTCAAGGATTTATCGATAGGGCAAGAACGATTGTAGATGAGTCTGATAAAAAGCAAATTGAAGTAATTGACTTTAAGACTGGGAACATTGAAAAGAAATCAAGCTTCTATGGGGGAAATGACTACCAACAGACAACTTTATATACATTTGGTTTGATTGAAGAGGGTGAAGATGTCGTATGGTCTGGAGTTGTTATGCTTGGGAGAAATGGGAATGGATCTGAGAAATCACCGCTTAGATTGAATGGAGATGTTTTAAGCATTGAAACGCCTTATTCAGAAGATAGAATTGATTTATTCTTTAACAAATGTGATAAGACTGTTGAGGAAATTAGTGAATACTATAAATTTTACAATAAATTTTTTGTAGATTAAAAAATAATAACTAAATTTGATAAAAATTAAAATATGGAAAATCAAGAACAAATGAGTCAAGAGCAATTGCAAGAGGCAATGCTACAAGAAAGAGCAGAAATGGATCAAAAATATGATGAGCTTTTTGATCAATTAGAAAAAGGAGGTTACTTTAAACAAACCTACGGTAAAGATAGTAGGGTTACAATTCCAGGATCTATATTCAATTCGTTTATTTACTTCTGCCACTTACAAGCAAAGCACTTACATTCAGTTCAAAGTGTATTAAATGTAATTCAACAAACAGTAACTGGTCTTGGGAACAATGTATCAGATATGACAATCCGTTTAATGGAGCAGCATAAAGAAAATGTTGACGCTGGATACACAATTACAATGGATCAGATGGATGAGGAAGATGCTCAGGAAAATATTAAAGAGATCATCATTGATGAGAAGCCAAAACGTAAAAAACGCAAACAATAATAAGAAGCTATATTTTTCTTAGGTAAGTAAGGCTGCCTACCAATTTGTGGGCAGCTTTTCATTTGGTCCCGTAGCTCAGCTGGATAGAGCAACTGCCTTCTAAGCAGTAGGTCACACGTTCGAATCGTGTCGGGATCACAGCAGTTACTTGATGTCCTGTAGTACAGTAACAACCATTGGCATGTAGGGCATTGCACGAATGGTGGCGCAAGGTAAGATGTACTTGCAACGGTGGAGTGCCGAAGACGTTATGAAACGATATGTGTGAGTGATCATGCATTGGGCTCAAATCTCCACCACTTTTGGATCTGTAACTCAGTTGGTTAGAGTGCAACACTCATAATGTTGAAGTCCTTGGTTCGAGCCCAAGCCGATCCACAAAATACCTACCACGCTTCTGGATTGTGGTGTCCATGGTCGAGCGTACCAGGGTAGGTCTTTTGCCCCACCAACAAAACGATGTTGGAATCCTCAAGTGATACTGTTACTTGAGTTTGAACCCCCCTGTGGATAGTATCTACAGGTCAAGTACCATCAGGCATCCCAACGAACTGCTCACTTGTATGGTCTTTTCCGATACTGGGAAATTGGATTGCTGTAATATCTGGCTGACGAGCCACACTTACTCAACCATATAACCATTATCATCCCCTAGTAAGACTGTCTGATCAACAGAAACTGCTAGGGTTTTTGTTTTAATTATATATTTGATTTCAAATAATAAGTATATGAGTGTAGTACGTTTTATTGCCGATTTACATTTTGGTCATGAGAATATGGCTAAGAAACGAAGCTTTGCATCAGCAGAAAAACATGATGAATTTATTGTTCATAAGTGGAACAGTACTGTACACAAACGTGATCTTACCTATATACTAGGTGATGTTACAATGGAAAAGGCTAATTATTCTATACTCGATAGATTAAATGGTCGGAAAATAGTCGTGGGCGGAAATCACGACAAACCTAATCATTCTCGTAAAATGCTAGAGCATGTTGATTATATTGCTGGTATGGTACAGTATAAAGGCCTCTTTTTAACTCACTGTCCAGTTCATCCAATGGAGATGGATTATCGGATTAAATACAATATTCATGGTCACATACATGAGAAGTTAGTTGAACGTGATGTTAAGTTATTTGGCATTACTATATTTAAACAAGTAGATCGTAGGTACATATGTGTATCATGCGAGCATGTTGATTACACACCAAAGACTCTAGCTGAGTTAGGTATAAACAGATAATGAAATGAAAATAGAACAAGTTAAAATACCAATGGACATTATTCCACCTTCACGAGTAAAACTGGTAAAGAGTAACGGTGAAACACATTACGGAACTCAATTTAAATTTGTTGAGTGGAATGGTGATGAAATAGGTAGTCGAGCAAAGCAGATGCATGATGAGCCACAAATCGGTTACAGTGTTATAATTGATCCACAATACCTATCGTTTACTTGGCTTACTACACCTATCACAGAAATTATCAGTGATACTTCTGATAACGGATCTCGAAGCATTCATTTTAAAACTAAGAACTCAGAGTATAAATTACTTGTAGAGGAAGATGATATGGCTTTATGGGATAATACATTGTTGGACGGATTAGAAGATTTGTAATGGCAAAGATTAAGATAGAATGTGAAATAGAATTCAATGAAGACTCATGGTATAGTCATGCAGATGAAGAGGAATTAGAATGGTTTATTTCCGTTTTAAACGATAAAGAGAATACTATGGTAATACTTCACTCAAATGATGTGGGTGATACTATTGGACAGACTAATAAATTTAAATGGAAAATACTTAAATCAGAATAAGATGAAAATAAAAGAATGGTTATATGATGTTTGCTATGATAAGCATGGTCAATACTTATGGAATAAAGAAAAAGATGGTTCTCAAATGATAGGAGAAGTCAGAGGATGGGGAGCAATACAAAAGCTTTTTAAAACAGAAGAAGAAGCAAGTAAATTTCAAGATGAAGTAGGTGAATTTATAGCACAAGCTATTAGGGAAAAAGTTGAACGGGATTTTAAATCAGAATAGTATGAAAGTAATTGTCACAGCGATATCAGATACTCATACAAAACATAATCAAGTGTTTAAGGACTTACACAAGGGTCATATACTAATTCATGGAGGAGATTTTATGAATTCAGGGTACGAAGTTAATGAGGCATATGAATTCTTTGATTCTTTTGATTCAGTAAAAGGCTACACTCATAAGTTTCTTATTGCTGGAAATCACGATAGAGCAATGGAGATTAATAATGAGAAGATGGTAGCACTACTAAACCATTTTTCATCAATTACCTATCTTCAGGATAAGTCTGTCTATATTGCTGATCTAGGTGTAAAGGTATATGGATCTCCTTGGCAGCCAGAGTTCTTTAGTTGGGCTTTTAATCTTCCAAGAAACGGTAAAGAGCTACAAGAAAAATGGGATGCAATACCAGAAGATACGGATATATTAATAACTCATGGGCCTCCATTTGGGTATCTGGACATTCCAGGAGGGCAAAGTATTAGGACTGGTTGTGAAATATTACGAGATAAAGTTGATAAGATTAAACCAAAAATTCATATCTTTGGACACATTCATGGAAGTGCAGGTTATCACTTTAATGGTCATACCCATTTTATAAATGCAGCTGTACTAAATGAAAGGTACGTTTATACAAATCTTCCTCAAACATTTGAGTGGGATAATATTACAAATGAAGTAAAATTTTTATAACTTAAAAACAAACAAAATGAAAAAGCTAATTTTAATTGCAACATTATCTATTAACCTTTTTAACTCTAACGCTCAATCTCAGCTAGGAGTAGTAACCGTATCAAAACAAGATAAGACTGTTCCAGTTGGTTATTGGTATGTAATGGACGATAGAAATTTAAAAAACCAAATGTTCTTCTACGATAAAACAGAAGACGTAATCAAAACTCTAACTGCAATGCTTGATGAGTATGATCAAAATTTTAACGCACCATTTGGAAAAGATTTAGAAGGAGATGATTACTGGATTATAACTCATCCAACTGGTAATATTGTTTATCTATACTTTGTGACTGAGCCTGGATCAGAGTATTCATTCATAACATCGGCAACACGATGATAAACGAGATAATAGAACAATACCAAGATGAGACATTCTTGAAGGCTGATGGTTTTGATGAGGCCATTATCGGAGTATGTGAAGACTTTAATGCCCCCGTTAGATTGATATATTCTGTCCAGAAATGTTTAGATATTCTAATGAAGGATATGTCATACGAAGAAGCATTAGAATATTTCAATTTCAATGTTAGTGGTGCTTATGTTGGTGAGAAAACCCCGATATGGTGTTGGGACAATTTTAAAAATTAATTATAATAAACATAAACAATGAAAATTAAATTCAGTAAAAAGAACCTAAACATTTGGGTGCTATCAGAAGAAGGGGATATTAAATTAATTAAAGTCCCAATCAAGAAAAGATTAGAGTTCATAAAGATGTTCATTGGAAAAAATGAAATACCAAAAGAGATGGATGTCATTAAGTGGCTAGTAAAAGATAAAGAAGGGTATTACATTTAAGTTATGGCAAAAGTTATATTAGAATTTGATCCCATAGAGGAAAGAGATGACATGGAATGTGCTATCAATGGCTGGAAATGGAAGATGGTAGCATGGAACTTTGATCAACATCTTCGTAATGAATTAAAGTACAATGATCATAACTTAACTAAGGAGCAATATGATTTACTTGATAAAACAAGAGAAGCTTTTCGAGGTATGATATCAGAGGAAGGTTTAATATTTGATTGATATGTGGAGTAAACTAAAGTTATGGTGGCAATTTGAGGCCAGATGGTACTATAGAGATTTCATATTAGGAATTAAAAACCTATGGAAATGGTTTCCAACAATATGGAAAGATCGTGATTGGGATGATCATTTTATCTTTGAAATTTTGAAAGTCAAGCTTGAGAATCAAGCAGCTTATATTGAAAAGAATGATAGACATGTAAGCGCAAAAAGAGATGCTGAACAGATGAAGCTTTGTGTTAATCTAATTAAGCTTATCCAGGATGACTATTATAGAATGGAATACCTTGATTATTTTAAAGAAGACTACAAATTTATTCCAACAGATGAAACTAAGAAGTGGTATACAGTAGAGACAACAGCTATTGAGGATAATTTAATCGAGTATTTTGCAAAGTACCCAAGGCAATACCGTAAAGTAGTCTCAGGAGAGATTGATTTCTTTAAAAAGGCAGAGAAGAATTCGCATGTAATAGCTCTCGAAATTGGTCTGCATAATCAAGAGAAGGCTAAGTGGTTACTATTCAAACTACTAAATAATAACATTGAAAACTGGTGGGAATAATGAAATTTAAAGTTGGAGACAAGGTAGTGTGCATTGATGATAATTTTGATACATCTAAACCTAATTTCGAAAAGATATTTCCAAATCTTCCAGTAAAAGATTCTGTATACACGATCAGAGAATACCAAGAGCCTTCAATCAAATTAGTTGAGGTTGTTAATCCTACTTCATTAATTAATCTGGATGGTATTATAATAGAGGATGAGGGAGCATTTCATGAAAAAAGATTTGCACCAGTTTTGTCTAAGGGTATGAGTATCGAAGCGGAAATTTCTAAGATGATTAAGAAAAAGAAAAGTAAAAAATTAGTTGCCAGTTAAAATCTTTTAATTAGATTTGCTCAAATTTAAAAACCAAATATATGAATAATCAATTTATCTGTAAGGTCCGTTACACAAAGGATCTTGAAAACGGTACTCTTAAGAGAGTATCAGAATCTTTTCTTGTGCATGCATTCACATTCGGTGGTGCTGAAGAAGAAATCTACAAACACTTAGGCGAAACTATTAAAGGAGAATTTATAGTTGAGGCTATTACAAAAGTTCAATTCATGGACATCTTTGAATCCGAAGATTTAGGTGATTACTTTGAGGTTAAGATCAAGCATACTTTGTCTGATGAGGACTCTGGAAAAGATAAGAAAACTGTATATACTTATCTAACTTCCGCAAAAGATGCGAAGAAAGCTTACGATACTGTAATGGGTGAAGTATCTAGCTTACTATTTGAGCCTGAGGTATCTGTAGTTAAGGAATCAAAGATTATGGAAGTGTTTCAGCCATCTGAAGTAGAAGCATAATTTTAAATGTTCTAATTTACTTGCAGGATTCATACCTTGTACGTATCTTTATAGTCCGACTTTTTTCTAAACGAAGTCGGATTTTTTAACCTTTAAACTTTAAAAAATGGGGATTTTTGATAAGAGAGTTAGTTACAAACCTTTCGAGTATTCTCACATAACAGATCCGTTGATCGATGCTATGTGGGCGAGTCATTGGACTCACAATGAATTTAATTTTAAGAACGATGTTCAGGACTTTAAGACAAGGCTTACTGATCAAGAAAGAGGAGTAGTAAAGAGAGCTATTCTTTTGACTTCTCAAGTAGAGGTAGCTGTAAAATCTTATTGGTCTAACATTGGAAGAGTTCTTCCAAAGCCTGAGATATCTGACTTAGGTGCAGTGTTCGGTGGTGTTGAAGTGATTCATTCAAGAGCCTATGCAGAGATTTTGTCTAAGCTAGGATTAGAAAATGAATTTGATACACTATTCTCAGAGCCAGTTGTAAAAGGTAGAGTGGATTATCTTTCTAAGTATGTGAATAAAATCTACAAAGATGACAAGAAGAATATAGTATATTCATTAATCTTATTCACATTATTTACGGAGTACTGCGCTTTATTCTCTCAGTTCTACACCATACTTGGGTTCAATAGATTTAGAGGTATACTAAAAGATGTATCTAACATTGTACAGTATACTTCAAAAGAAGAGAATCTACATGCTGAAGGTGGTATGGCATTGATTAATCAAATACGTGAAGAGCATCCAGAAGTATTTGATGAAGAGCTTACTAGTAAAATTTACTCAGAAGTTCAAGAAGCGTTCACGGCTGAGTCTAATCTTATTGATTGGATTTTGCAAGGGTACGAAAATGAATTCCTATCTCAAGATATACTAGAGGGGTATATTAAAAGAAGGATGAATGAATGCCTATCAAAAATAGGTTTTGAAAAACAATTTGAAATTCCTTCCAATATTATTGAGGAAACTAATTGGATGGAGGAAGAGGTATATGCTTCAGCTATGACAGATTTCTTTCATAAGAAGCCTATAGACTATGCGAAAAAAACAAAAGTATTTAACGAAGAAGAATTATTTTAAAATGGAAAACTTTTATTGGCTTAACGAAGAATCAAGAAAATTTTTAAATGAAGGCTATCTTTTACCTGGTGTTACTCCAGAAGATAGAATCAGACAAATAGCTGATACAGCTGAACGAATAATGGGTATTAACGGATTCTCAGATAAGTTCTACGGATATATGGCAAAGGGCTTTTACTCTTTAGCTACTCCAGTATGGATGAACTTTGGACTAGACAGAGGCCTACCTATATCGTGTTATGGGATTGACATTCAAGATGACACAGCGGATATTGTAAGAGCTGCTGCTGAGATTGGAATGCTTACAAAACATGGTGGGGGTACTGCTGGATTCTTTGGCAAACTTCGTCACAGAGGAGCTCTAATTAAAAGCAATGGGGTATCTAATGGTCCTATATCTTTTATGGAGTTGTTCCAATCAGCTACGAATGTTATCACACAAGGTCAAGCAAGGAGAGGTTACTTTGCTGCTTACCTAAACATTGATCATCCAGACATTGAGGAGTTCCTGAAGTGTAGAGAAGAAGGTCACCCAATCCAAGACATAGCATTAGCTGTAACTATCCCAGACTATTGGATGCAAGAGATGATTGATGGAGATAAAGGCAAGAGAGCTATAATGGCAAAGGTACACAAGAAGAGATCTGAAACTGGATTCCCTTACATATTCTTTTCTGATAATGTAGATAAAGATAAGCCTCAAGTGTATAAGGATAAAGACTTAAAGATTAATCACAGTCAAATGTGTTCTGAGATAATCGAGTACACTGATGATGAAAAAACATTTGTTTGTTGTTTATCCTCTTTGAACTTAGTTCATTGGGATGAGATTAAAGAGACAGATGCAATTGAAACTCTAACTATATTCCTTGATGCTGTATATACAGAGTTTATTGAAAAGGCAGAAGGTATACCATTCTTTGAGAAGGCCGTAAAATTTGCAAAGGAACATAGAAGTATTGGTCTTGGTGTTTTAGGATGGCATAGTTTCTTGCAATCTAAAATGATTCCTTTTGAAGGTATGGAAGCTATGTATCTCAATGCGGAAATCTTCAAGACTATTAATGAAAGAAGCTTAGAGACAAGTAAAAAACTAGCCATATTTTATGGAGAGCCTGAGATGCTTAAAGGATACGATGAGAGATTCACAACAAGAGTTGCTATTGCTCCTACTACTTCATCAAGTTTTATCTTAGGTCAGGTGTCTCCATCAATTGAGCCGTTGCATTCTAATTACTTTTTGAAAGACTTAGCTAAAGGTAAATTCTCGTATAAGAATCCTTACTTAGAAGAGCTACTTAAAAACAAAGGACTAGATACTCCAGAAACTTGGAAAAGTATTATGGTTAAGGGTGGATCTGTTCAGCACCTAGAGGGTCTGACAAAAGAAGAGAAGGATGTATTCAAAACATTCGGAGAGATAAGTCAGATGGAAATTGTAAAACAAGCAGCTCAAAGACAGAAATGGATAGATCAGGCTCAGTCATTGAATCTTATGATTCATCCAGACGTTCCGTTAAAGGATGTTAATGCTTTGCTTATTGAAGCTTGGAAGCTTGGACTTAAAACACTATATTACCAAAGGAGTGTAAATATTGCACAACAAGTATCAAGAGATATTTTGTCTTGTGCATCTTGCGAGGCGTAACTCACCTCCAAATTCCCCCAGGAGCCCTCACATTTTGTGGGGGCTTTTTTTGTTTAGCCAAATTTTTTCATTATATTTGCAATATGCTAGACAAGAAAGTACAAGACCACATTGATTTGGTCATACCTCCAGCAAAAAAGGAGTTAAAGTTTATAAAAGAACAAAACTGGTCTGAGATATCGCATCTTGGTAAGAGGGAAAGTATGTATAACCTTCAGTCAATTCTTAATGAAAGGAACATAAATGCTTTGGTAAAACTGTACAACCTTGCAGAAGAAGATTTAGGTCATCCAGAAGTTAGGAAGTCTATAAAGATTCTTTTGGAATTCTACTACATACTAGAAAAAAGGTATCAAAATGTTGACAAGAAGTTTGACTGGACAAAGTTTGATCAAAGTGAAAAGGACATTGAAAAGAAGATGGCCGATGAGATTGAATTTCAATCAGGAGTTCTGAAAGACCTATCAAGATTTAAAGAGAACTTACGTAAAATAAATTTCGGTGAGGAGTCTAACGATTTAGATATTCCTATTCACTCAGATAAACCAATACCAGTTATTATGGCAGAGTCTGTCGAAGCTAGGTATCCAGAGATAAGGGAATTTATTAACAAAAAGCTGACTCAAAAATGATGCAATTAAGAGACTACCAACGGTCAGCTGTCAATGCTGCGATGAAGTATATTAGTTCAGCTAGTAAATCCCCAGCTATAATAGTAGCTCCAACTGGAGCTGGGAAGAGTTGGGAGATAGCTGGTATTGCAAAAAATTATCCTGATCCAATATTGATACTACAGCCTTCTATAGAATTATTGAAGCAGAACTATGATAAGTTTATGCTGATGGGTGGTGAGGCTAGTATATTTTCTGCAGGAGCAAAAGAAAAGGTAATCAGCCATGTTACCTATGCGACCATTGGAAGTGTCAAGTCAAAGGTAGCTGAACTTAAAAAAGCTGGAGTAAGTCTTGTAATTATAGATGAATGTCACCATGGTGTAAGCCCTGAGCCTAGTTCTGAATTCTCAAAATTTATAAGAGCCTTGAATCCCAAAAAAGTTATTGGGCTTACAGCAACTCCTTTCAGACTTAAGAGTACAATGGAAGGGAGTAAGTTATCTATGCTGAATAGAGTTCGACCTGGGTACTTTAAAGAATTCATTCATGTAACTCAGATCAAAGAAATGATTGACCTTGGATACTGGTGTCCATCTATTGAAGAGGAATGGACTATGGACGAGGGAACTCTAAAATTAAATACCAACGGTACAGAGTTTACAGAGGACAGTATAAAAAGAGCTGTAGAAGCAAACGGTATAAACAACAAAATCTATCTTCGAGTCAAAGAGTTATTGCATCAGAACAACAGAAACAGTATTCTTGTATTTGTGGACTCTGTTTTATCGTGTGAGAAATTCTGCCAATGGATTCCAAATAGTGCATACTTATCGAGTGATACCAAAGATAAAGACAGAGAAAGAATCGTAAGGGAATTCAAGGAAGGTAAGATAAAAGTTGTATTCAACTACGGAATACTAAGCACTGGATTCGATTTTCCTGGTCTTGACTGTATTATAATGGGAAGGCCTACAAACTCTTTGTCTGCATTTTATCAGATATACGGAAGAGGTGTGAGAACAATGGATGGAAAGAAAGACTTTTTATTTATTGATTACTGTAACAACTTCAATAGATTAGCTCATCCAAGAGACATAACCATCGAAAACTATGAAGGTTATGGATGGGGTGTGTTTACAAAAGAAAGATTAGTAACTGGAGTTCCATTGGATGGACCAGTAGTTACAAGAGAAGATCTAAATAATAAATCAAAAGGGAGTGATGGATCTATTGTCTTCCCGTTCGGAAAGAATAAAAACAAAAAAGTTGTAGACGTATATAAGAAAGATCCATCTTACATAAACTGGCTCTTAAAACAAGACTGGTTAGACAATGGATTTAAAAAGAAGGTGGAGGACATAGTTAAAAGTATGACACTTAATGCTATTGCTCCTATAAAACCTAAATCTGTAGGGTATTCTGGATAGAAAAAGCCCCCTAAAATTGGGGGCCTAAAACAATGCAGTAAACAGATTCTAATAACACAAACAAATATACAAAAAATTATTGGAATATCTCGTTATTTTTTCTTAAGAATTCAAAAAGTTCTTCAGTAACAAGACCCGTTCCATCTGGATGTGGATCATGCCACAACTCTCCATTCCTATAAATACACACATGGTCAAAGCCTCTATAGCTTTCTCCTATTACTAGGTAGTAACTATTGTCAAACTGATGACCGTTTAGTGATCCCCAATCATACCCTCTTTCCTGTAGCCATAATGATAAAACAAGAACCCATTTAACATCGGCTTCATCATCTGAAAAATGTTCTTGTATTTGAATACAATCTTCGGGGCTTTCTAAGTCCAGGAAACATGCTATAGCTGCAGCGTATGAATTCTCCCTTGTCTTTACATCGTCCCAAAGGTGATTTAAGACTGAATCTACTCTTGTCTGTACCATCTTCTTCATAAGAGAATTTTTCACTAATTTAAAAATCTATATTCACAATTCCAAAAAAGTTAATTGATTTGTAATTAGTGTACATCTGCATATGTTTTTCCTACTTGAACGTCTACTTCTAATTTGATTGGATAGTTAAAACAGCTATTCACTTTTTCCATGCATTCATGTAGAATCTTCTCAGCCCATTCAGCTTTATCCTCATCTACACAAAGTAAAACTTCATCATGGAACTGAGCTACTGGCTTTAATCCCTCTTGAATCATGAAGTATACCCAAAGGTCAAACATCTTTACACCAGCATTCTGATTACATGCAGAGAACCTAATATGATCAGATGTAAGATATAACCATAAGCTACTGTATGGATTATATACCCATGTCTTATCATCAACAACTTTTGTCATCCTATCTTCAGCATATTGCTTTACAGCCCAGTTCCTATCCCAGTAAGCTTCCAATACATTCTTAGCTTCTTTCAGTTGAATACTAGCTGATTCTGATATCTTTGCAGGCCCAGCTCCGTATGTCGCAGCATAATTTACAGTCTTGGCAACAGCTCTCTTTTTGGATAATCTTATATACTCCTTCTCCATAGATTCTTCTGTAAAGTTTCTATAGATATCTGGACAGTCCTCCGCTTTTCTGCCTTTAGACTTGAACCACTTAAAGAATTTAATCTCCTCGCTGTTCAACAATCCAGATCGTTCACCAATATCCAAGTGAGCATCCCATCCCTTTACGTTCATCTGCTCAACGTATTCTGGATCATAGTTATAGATTGCTATTTGTTTTGTTTTATCTTCCAAAGAGGATACGTCACTACCTATTAGAACTTTTCCAGGAGGAGCTATCATTACGGATCTAATGTATTCTCCATACTGAGCTGTTGGCTTTGGTAGATTCACAAATGGATTAGAGTGCTTAAGTCTTATTGTCTTTGCAAATCCATTGCATCTAGCAGCTGCGTATCCATCTTTATCAGCATACTTCAGAAAAGCTTTTAAGTATCCTGCTCTATGAGAAGCTACTGATAACCCATCAAGAGCTTCTAGTTCAGGCTTTACCTCTATCAACTTCTTAATGTTAGGGCATAGATTCTTATCGTCATCCCTTAGTTGAGGAACTTTTCCATTTGCTCCATCCTTATAGTACTTAGGATGCCAACCAAGAGATGTGAGAAAATCTTTCATCTGTTGATCTGAATTTGGATTTGGATCTTCGTACTTAACTATTTCTCTTATTTCTCCATCGTAATCTTGAGGCAGATCAGCTCTTTCAAGTAAATCAAACCACTTCTCTCCAGCTGCAGATAATGATCCATCCTTTTTGAATATAACAGATGGCTTTTTTCTTATACTGTACTTAGGAACTTTAGGCATGATGTTTTGAAGCTGTTCTATCTTTTCAGATATAATACCTTCAAGTATTTCTAAGTTCTTCTCTGCTTGCTTAACATCAATAAGGATCTTATTTGCTTCTTGGTAATGAAGGCATTCCATCTTGAATGTAAAATACTTTATTACATTTACAATAGCCTGCTCATCCTCATCATAGAGTTCGTTTAAAAGGTTAAGCATCTTAACCCAAAGATTAGTATTTATCTTAACATCTTCTTCGCATCGGTGTCTGTACTCTTCGTAAGTTAAACTATTCCAATCTTCTATCTCTGGCTTTGGTACACCAAATCTTTCACCCCATGCTTCAAGCCCATGCTTTAAATACTCGTTGTATAAGTACCAGCTTATTCCAAGTGTATCTATTATCTGAGCATTAAATTCAAATCCTAGCTTCTCCAATGCTGGTTTATCATAGGATACAAAGTTATGTCCGACAATAACATTATCATGATTCCCTACTAGATTCTGGATTCTACTTCTGTCTGCTGTGCTTATTATTTGCCAACCCCCATTATCATCTTTATATGCAGCTGATAAAACATGGAGCTTTGTAAGCTCATCTAATAAACCATCACATTCGATATCTACAACAAACACTTTATTTAAATCCATCCTCTATTTATTTTAAACAAAGATAAAAATAAAAAGAGTCATAAACAAAAAATCCCCCACCAAATTAATGATGAGGGACAAATAAGTGAATTGTGTCTACGGTATTTACGCTTAGAAGTCTTAGGATTTACGATAAACGACCTCTGCTTCCCCTGTCTGTAGACCTACCAAATTCCAACCTACATAGCAAACATACATAGTATAATCTGAATAAGCAAATAGATGAAATTTAATCCAATATTTTTGGCTGTTAAAATGGAGTGTTGCTACTTGGAGCTGGATCATCGAAGCCAATACCCTTTGCTGCACTTGAATTAAGTGTGTTAAAGTTGATTGCTCCAATAGTTGGAATCTCGTCAGATGGCTTCTTAAATTCTGGCTTCTTCTTTTGTACTGGGTTGTCGTTATAGTACATCTGATCTATCACCTTTTCGATATCTGGATTTATTATGTCGCAGAATAACCTAGGCTCTTCGAAGTTATCGTTATTCCTTACCTTTATATAGTTCTGATAGATTCTGTTTCTACCTTTTAATTTAGAAGTCTTTGTGTCATCTGCATCCCCTATGAAGTGATCCTTAAGATGTTTATATCTTTCCTTATTTACATTGGTGTATTCATCAAGATCAACAACTTGAGGTATTACAAGGGTAAGAATAATATCTGCAAACTGATACAAACTATCTGTGTTGTATATGTCACTTGAGTTTGGCAAATAATTCTTTGGGTTAGGCTTAGTCTTAGCATCAGATCCACCTCTCCATCTTTTCTCTATCTCCCTATTTAACTGGAAGAATATCACAAAAGATAGATTTGTAAACTCTTTCTTTAAGTCATTGCAAAGCTTTAGGAATTTATCAATTTGGTCCTTTGTAAGTATGACATGTATGTGGTCAATAATCAAGATGACTTCCTTGCCTTCATTCTTCTTTATGTACTGTCTTACAAGGTATTCAAATTCATTTCCTTCAACTGTCTGATCAAAGTTTAAAACACGTTCATCGAGAAGTTCTCCTAGCGCATCTTTCACTTTCTCCTTTTCATCTTCGGTAAACTCCTTAGATAGGATATCCTTCATGTCTCTATTCAAGACTTTCTTCATGTCCCTGAGAATCAAAGACTTTAACTGCATCTCCCAATTCAAAACTAATAAAGCTATGTCTTGAGTCGGATTTACTTCTGGATTCAATAGGTTAGATTTTACCAAACTGGCCATGTGCGTTTTACCCATTGAAGGCCTTGCTCCAATAAACACCATCTGATTATTTAAACCTGCAGGCAAGAAGTTATCCAAGTGATCTATGCCAGTCTTCAAAGGTGGTATTAAGCCCTTTTGAATATTGGCTATCTGAGAACAAGCTTTTAATACAGACTCTCTATTTCCTTCGCTAATTAATCTATCTATTTCCTCTTTTGTCATGCTGTCTCTGCTTGTACTTGTTCAAAAATTTGGTCGAATACTCTTTTGTTTTTTAGGTAATACATGTAAAGTCTACTCTGATCAAGCTCAAACTTTACTTGGAATACATTTGTTGGTTTGAAGAAAGCATATTCTAATCTGAAGTTAAACTCCATGTTGCTTTCATCTTTTACAAATTTTTCTAGAAGTGCTGCTAGATGATTCTTCTCGATACCACTGTGAACCCTAAACAATGCAATGTACATCTTGGTCTTCTTCTTGTTTCCAATTTGCTTACCAAGCTGCATGTATACATCTGATATCCAATCAAATAATAAGATATCTTCAGGAAGAATTTCAGGTGTCTCTAAATCATCTAGCAAGTTACCTCCAGATTTTGTTAACCTCAACTTACTCAATTTACTTTGTTTCTTATCACCTTTTATGTAGTCTACAAAACCAAACCCTTCTAGTATATCAATTCTATTGACATCTTGTAATGAAAGATCAGCTTCCAGATCCTCATTCTTATTTTGCTTGGCTAATTGAAGTATTATTAAATCAACTGGTGATAAGCCCTTTTTATTAAGTAATTTGAAGTTAATGTACATAATTAGAAAATATTATATATTTTAATTCCCAGTGCTACCAAAGCCTCCAGCTCCTCTTTCTGTCTCAGACAATGCATCAGACTCAACAAAATTGATAGATGGATAAGGCATGATTATAAGCTGTCCAATACGATCACCTACAGCATAAACAGCTATAGCTATTGTATTATCAAAATACTCATCTTCGGCATCCTTGTATAATAGTAAAGAACCATCCTCTAAAGCATCTGTAGAATCTTCGTCTGGAATAGGCACTCCCCAGTAGTCTATACTTGGTAGAAAAGAGAAAGTTATTTCTCCTCTATACCCTGAATCAATTACTCCAACATGATTTGTAAGGATAAGATTCTTTGTTCGGATAGAGCTTCTTGGAAAAACGAGTCCAACATATCCTTCAGGAATCTCTACTGCGATTCCAGTACCATAACTTAATGTACCAGTTATGAAATCGTATTCAACTGATGTAGCTGTTAAATCTAACCCTGCATCTCCTGGCTTGCTGTATTTAGGAATAACAGCATCCTCGTGTAGTTTTTTAATTTTTACGTCCATATAAATTAGTTTTCATCAAAGATACTAAAAATTTTTCCCCTCTCAATGACCTCGCCCTTAAATTTATCAAATTTTTCTTTTGCATATTTAAAACATTGCATATTAGGAATTTCTAATATGTTAGAATCAAAGTAGTTATGACAATCGGAAACCCCATCAGAATCTTTTGATGAGCATAGGGGTATCCAATTTAATGGATGACTCATAACTGATTTGTATTTTTGCTTAGGAAGTATGTGGGCTATGTTCCAATGTGGCATATAGGATGAGTTTATCTTCCTACCACAATTGCAGCATGTTGGATTCTTTTGTAACTCTTCTATAGCTGAATTAAAAAAGTCTGGTAATTCAGATCTAGTTTCTTTTCGCTTTTGCTTATTCTTATCTGAGAAAGGTTTTAGTTTGGATCTTACTTTTACTTTACCTTCTAGCTTAGATTTGCATGCTTGACATACTTTAGATCCTTTTAACTCTCCACTCTTTATTGTTGATCTTATAACTACCTCTCTATTACATTCTGGATTCTCACATTTATATAGCTTGTTGTTCATTGTAAAAAGTTTTTAAAGCTAATACTGCGTCTTCCTGTGATATGTTTTTAACCGCACATACAACTTCAAATGGTGAAAGTGTACATTTCTCATTATCTGTAAGTGGATTAAGTCCGAATATGTGAAGTATTCCAGAATCCCCATATATGTATGCAGAGAATAAACTTGAAGATCCAACTCTTGCTAGTCTATAATTTCCATTATTGTCAATATCATGGAGTGTAAATAGCCCCGACTCTTCAACTAATTTTAGAACATCAGAAGCCTCTGCATCTTCATTGTACTTGTTTATTAATTTGTAGCTTGTCTCATCTCCTTCATAAGCTTTCGGCTTTCTGTAGTTGTAATCTAAACTATAAGCTACATCTAACAAGTACTCCACCTCACTTTTTGAAAACCAATTCAGACTTTGTCCATAGAATCTAGAATATTGGTGGTGCACAAATACACCATAACTTCCTTTTGACCTAGTCTCTATAACACATTCAACTGGCTTCTTTAGTAGTATAAGAGATGCTGTATCTTCGTTAGCTCCGTTCTCCAGGAGCTTTTCATATCTTTCGTATAGTTCTGGAATACTTAAAGGTCTATGTGCAATTTTTCTTGACTTATCTTCATAGTCAGTAAGAAGCCATATATGAAAACCTCCAGATCTTGTTTTGTTTATAAGCATCCTCTTCTTCATATCTTCTGGAACTCTGCTCATAAATATGGCCCAAAAGTCATCTGTTGATCTCTGCTTATCTAAATCAAAATCTATACATAGGAGTTTTGAAATGGACCCAGTTATTGCTATAACTCCTCCACAATCTTTGAAGTAGAAGTCTACTTCTTTCTCTGTCATTAATCTATCTTGAAACTCTTTCCACTTTATCTTTGGCAACTTTGAACCATCTGATTTTACGGGTATTACAGATATCCCAATTGATATCATTGCCATTGCTTCTTTCCTATAGTCTGTTCTTTCCATGTACCAAATGTAAATAAAAAAAGGCAGATTTCAAAAACCTGCCTTAAATTATTCTAGAGTGATTATTAATTCTCGTTTGAACCTTCTGGCTCATTGAAGCCTTCTTTGTTTACAAATAGTAGTGTATGTCCTTTCTCACCATTAAAATATATGTATGAGTTTATCTGATTTTGAAGATCTGATAGTTGAGCTTGTCTTCTAAATAGTAATGTCTGTTTAAGAAGCCTACTAGGCTCGCCTTCTTTCCTCTCCTTTGTAAGACCTTTCCATAGATCTTCAACCATACGCATCTGTACAACTGGTTGTTTGTAGATCTCAGCAAATGTCCCTGGTATACCTATGATGTTTTGAGATTGACTTTCTGATGTTGTTCTTAACGCAATTAACTGTGCTAAATTTTCAACTGCTGTATCATCGTCATCATCTCCAGTTAATAAGGCATTTGTAAGGAATACTAGAATCATGATACCAATCGCATCAACACCAACTCTTCTTAGATTTGTTTTTTCATGCTCTTCTAAAACAGCGTTTAATTTTGCGGCTTCATCTTTTGCGAATCTAGACGAAACTAGTTTACCAAAACTTCTTAAAAGTCCAGAGTAATGTCCGCTATCAAATTGTCCAGTAGACAAATTAAATTGTTTTCCTTTAAACTTACGAGTTAGGTTTATAATAAAGTAACCTCTGTGAAGTAAAAGTGCATTAGCAATAGCATCACGTTGAGCAGCAGTCTTATCAGCCTCAGATATTACAGAGTCAACACTTTGATTTATCTGATTCATCTTAACAATAATCTGATCACTAATAAATCCAAACTCTTCATCTGCTCTATCTTGATATTTATCAGCAAATTTCTGGTTATAATTTACTCCTGTTTCAGGATCAATTGTAATGTTGCTATAGAATGTATCTGTATTAGCTTTCCATAACGCATCTATTTCACTCTTACTTATGTCCTTCTTATTCATTCTCATGTCTCTTGAGAAGTCATTGTAAGACTTAAAGAATCCATTGTGGTACTTATAGTCATGAAGTAATGTAAGCATATTCTTAGGAGTAACTGGTAAGTTAGCAAGTCTAGACGCTGCGAAGAATGATCTATTTGCCATCCTAACACCCCTCATATATCCAGAATCTGCTAATCTAACTTCAGCTTCATTGATTCCAAAGAATTCCATCAAGTGACTAAGTTCAGAAGTTTTCTTCATACTTCCAGATTCAGATACGTATTTAGCTATCATAAGTGGAAGTTGTGTGGTAGCTTTTGCTACACTTGACTTGTGATAAAACTCTCCTGATGCAGCATCAATTAAGTTGTTGTATACACCAGTTGTATAAGATGTGATATCAGTGATTGGATTCAAGGCAAGGTTTACGTTTCTTACATATGTTGTCAATCTATTAAACAACTGTGTGAAATCTACCTCTCTTCCAAATACATTGGCTATGAGTTGTCTGTTTTGTCTTATACCATACAAGTGGTAGTCAGCCATTTCTTGAGCCTTATCATAATAACCAGATACCTCTCCCTTCTTAAGTACTCTTGACTTAAATGTATTTCCTCCACTATTCTTAAATTTCTGTTGAGATATTTTGTACTCAATAGCCTTTATATCTCGTTCAGCTTTTAACCTTTCTGTATATCTTATGGAAGATTTTAAATCAACCATGATAGCCTCCAAAGTACTTTCAGTTACTAAAGAAGGATCTTCTAAAAGTTCTTGATAGTATTTAGGTATTACTTTGATATTAATACCAGTGCCTTCAACTTGTTCACCATATTCTTTCTCATCTATTTTTGATTGAGCAATATCTGTAAAGAAATCTTTTACACTTGCGCCTAAGTTTCCTCTATGGACAGTTAAAGCTTTCTCCATAGTGTTTTTAGAAATCTGTGGTCTTTGGTATTTATTCCCTACCGCTTGGTTTCCATAATTGTCAATAGACATCTGTCTTAGATTTGTCATCTTGACAAGGAATTCGTATTCTTCAATATTCTTAGTTGCAGTAAGTTTAGATATATCCTCATCTTCCAATGCAAGATAGGCCTCTTCACTTATACCATACCTATTAAAGAACTCTTTATTTAACTTTTGAGGCTGATTCATTTGACCCTTTGCCTTAAAGTTAGGGTTGATGTATTCTTTATTGTTTACATCTTCACTCCAAGAATATTCAGGAGTTATATCAATAAATCTAAGAGCAGGAAACTTTGCAATAGCTGCTTGCTTATTGTTAAAGAATTCAGACATAGGCACTTCTCCAGATCTTAAAGCTTCAATAGCTTCTGTATAACCTTGTGGTTGAAATCTTTTAAAATAACTCGCTACATTTCTTTTAGCATATTCATCTTTCAATGTTTCTATAATCTCAGATACAGTCTTCCCTTCAAGCCTTCCTTCTTCAGCCATCTGAGCTACAAAATCATCGTAGTTTCTTTTTATGTATGTCCGCTTACCCTTTATGTAGTCATCGATTTGCATAGCAAACTCTTGAGTCCTAACCTTATTTCTATCAGACATGTGCATAAGAGAGAAGTCAAATACTGATTTCCCACTTTCAATTAACATCTTCTGGAAGTCCTCATTTAACTCTACCTCAGTAGATTCTAGAGATCCTGTCTCTTCTAGAATTTCATAAGGAATACCAAGTGAAATTCTTATATCAGCAATTTCTCCATCCAAATCTTGAAGTGTCTTTTTTGTCTGTGTTGTCATGCCATGGGCATCAACTTCTATAGAACTCTTAGGACTTTTGTTTTGCTTAAGTATTTCTTTTCTTTTTCTTTGAGTTTCAATCAAATCATTCAACAAAACTTGCTTTAAAAATCTAGTTTCATCATCCTCAATCTGATTAATATAATTTTGAGCTACATCATTGAATGTTACAGGCGTTCCTAAGTTGTCGTAAAACTCACTGTTAAGGCCCATTGAAGCATTGGATATTACCCAGTCATAAGCTATTTCTCCACTATCTTCTATTTCTTTTATGTTATCAAGAAACTGTTGAATAGGGTTATTATTCCTAGCTTTAGATTTTAGCTCTTCCCGATATATCATATCAAGATTAAATAAGTCTAAAGCTCTTCTTGATTCTATTGGAAGATCTTCTATGTTTTGACCATCCTCTAATATTGTAAGTTCACCAATAAAATCTGGATCTAATTCAAATGGAAGATTAGCAATTTGATCTGGAGTTAACTCAGAAACTCTTACTCTTTTAATTCCAGACTTTAAATTTCCAGATGCGTCATACGCACTCTTTACCGCAAGGTGTTGTCTGAATTCACCTCTATCTTCGATTCTTTCAGACTCTGTTTGTTCACTAAGATCTATTGTACCATCTGGTCTTACATACTTTTTTCTTCTAGCTAATCTACCAATATTCTTTTTAGAAAGGTAATCTCTAGTTTCTTTTGACACATTTGCTTTATCAAATCTAGCGTCTCTTTCTTTGTAGTAAGCATCTGTAAATCTTCTTTCCTTACCAACTTCATCCTTCCAGTTTTTTACCTCTTCAAGATAATCTGCATAAAGAGTTTCGTCTTTTATTATCTCGGATATAGTTAACGTATCTCTAAGCTTTTCTACTTCTGTAGCAGTTTTACCTGACATTCTAGCTATAACCTCATTCTGCTTCTTTCTAAGTTCAGAGTCATACCATGCGTAATCTCTTGGTGATAAGAAGTAGTTAGTTAACTTACCATTTGCATCTCTGTGAATAATGCTTCTACCATATTTATTTAAACCTCTTCTATCAATGTCAGCTATCTCTCTATTCATAATAGAGTTAAACTTTCTATTTGTATTTGAAGCAATCTTAGTAACAGCAATTGACATTAACTGCATGGCCAAGTTCTTACTATGACTTGAAAGGCCAAACATCTTTCCTAAGAATCCAATGTCTCTAAAGTTACCTTCAAGACTAGCTCTAATTTCAGCTCTTTGCTCATCTGTTACAGAGAAGTGATCTAGCATTTTCATCAACATCCTGTCAACAAATGATAACTTATCCGTATTCATAAGTGGACTTACTCTTGACATCTTGATAGGAAGCTGCTCAGATGCAGTTATCAAATCATCTGTTCTCTTAAGTAGTTTAGGATCTGTAACGCCCATCTCAGCTGCCTTACCTTTTAGTTGAGATATGATATTCTCAATTGTTGGTAGCATGTTGTTTTTTAATATCTCATACCTATGAGTATCTTTTGTTGAGAATAGTTCATTATTTCTAGAAGACTCTGCGATATTCTCCGCTAATACGTTCAACTGATTCTCTGCAATTCCAACAATAGTATTTACAGAACTTAAGATATCGATGTAACCATTGGTTTCAATCATCTTATCTAAGTCGGCCTGATTAGGTGTTGGCTGTTCTAATGCTCTTGAAAATAAGTCTTCTACTATTCTTTTTGCAATACCTAGTTCATCTTCGATAGCTCTACTATCTTGACTCATTGCACTGTAAAAGAAGTTATCCTCTTCTGTAAACTCTGTTTGGAAGTCTTCCATATTTTTAGAGAATACACTGTCAGCTATTCTTTTATTCAGATCATCTATTGCGGACCTGTGAAATGCTTTTGTATTATTAGACAGAAGATTTGAGAACCAGTCCCACAAATTACTTAAGAAATTTATGACAGAAGACTGTTGTGGAGTTTTACCTTCAGTGCTAAATCTGTTTTGGAATTCTCTACTAAGGATCTTACCAAGTATCTCTTTGTTTACTCGATCTTCTAATTCTTGACCTTTAAAAAACTCAGAGTATTTGTTCCTGTAGTACTCACTAAACTCAGCATACTCTTCAGTCATGTGTACATTTCGAAGAGCTTCAGCTATAGAGTTCTGATCAGAATAAGCTTCAATAGCTATGTGAGCTACCTCCTCGCTTAAATCCTCAATTGTTATCCTCCCTTCAGCAAATGCAACAACTCTATTTGATAAATCTGCTATTGCTTGAATGTCAGCATCCTGACCGTACCTTGTCTTATATGATTTTCTATATGCTTCTAATGTAGTTACTGAAAATCCAAGGCTCTCAAGAAATGCAAAGAGAGAATTCTCCATTGCTTTTAAATCAGCTGGCGTAGCTTCTTTTTTATTTGATACAACAGTTAATGGCCTTGGATTATCATGCTCAACCATGAACTCAACCATAAGATCAGCTGCATTTTCTACATCTGGATTTTCTTTAATGTATTCAGGAATCTGCTCAGTTCTAAGTACTTCAGTAGTCCCATCGGCATTCATAGCTTCAGTGTACCCAACAGAGAACTCAATATCTATAGTCCCATCTTTATTTACATTGACTCTTCCATTACCAGTTTCTGCTGCTAAGTCATTAGCTACGAAAAGTGATGTTACTACTCTTGTTGTAACGTACTCTCCTTTTCCTTTAAATCTAGTAACTCCATCTTCTCCAAGAACCCTATCTGCTGAAAGAAGCCCTTCTCTTACCTTTGATGCAAGAAATTCATTACGCTCACTTCCTTTTGTTGTGAACTTTGCAACTGGCATATACTCACCATCTTTAGGGTTTTTGAATCCCATAGATACATCACCGAAGTCTTCATTTATAAGAAGTTCTTCTAGATTGTCATATTCCTTGTTACTGGAAGCTCTATAATAAAGTAGTGGTTCTCCAGTATCGTATTTATTCATATCCGACTCAGAGAACATTTGCTCTACTTTATCTGTAAAAGCATTTGTATAAATTTTCAAAGATGTCTCAGCATCAGCTAAAAATATATTGGAGTGAATTGCATCAAATAGTTTTGATCTTACTCCATCTTTAGTAAGTACTTCGTTTATCTTTCCGTCATCGGTTCTGTTTATGAGACAAGCCATCTTATAATTTATATTTAATAATTAGACACAATCTTCACACGTATTGTATGAAGGCCATGTTATAGTTGGGTTTAATCCTGTTGTATGTTGAAATGTATAGCAGTTTCCATTATTTGCTAACATAACAATTCCTGTTACATTAACACCTGACAGTACGCTAACGATTTCAAATTCATCTGTAGTTCCACATCTTAGTACTACATACTTTGTAAATTCTACTCTTGGTTGAGGAGATGGTGGTGGAGCTGGTGTACATTCGTCACCACACAATCCTGGATAAACTGGTTCTGGAACGCAGCTAGGAGCTTTATCTTCTCTAAGATCACAAGTGTAATTGATCATCTGTTGAAAGGTTCTTCTTCCAACAAGCTTCATTTTCTGACCACTCTTTACAGCATTTAAATCTACAGAGGTAGTTGAATTTCCATCAAGTCTTTGTATTTGATAATAATACCTTTGAGCAGTATAAGAATTTATTCTTTTTATTACTCTGTAAAGTAAGCCTAGACTTCCTACTTGAAAAACTTCTCCATCGTCTAACTGATCCAATGTTCCAATGTAAGTTTTAGAACCTACCTTATTCATTGTCTCAGTGACTTTAGTTACTACAACTCTTACTGTATGAGCCATTGTAAAGTCAGAGATCGACATGTCTACACCAGGTAGCATAGACCTCTTTAATATTATTTTATCTTTATCTTCGTTATGCTCCACAGTCGTTTATATCTTTAAGAATCTCTGCTTCTTCTTTTGTTGAATACAAATCTAATAATTCTAATCGAGAATCAAAAATAGTTGCAATATTTTCTACACTTTTTGATGGAGATACTTCCATAAAGGTTACAACTGGTTTTGTTCCATCTTCAACTGTAAGCTGAGTAGCTATCCATTCATTTCCTGCGTTGTCTGTTACTACAGTAGCATCTGGCCTATTTGTTTTGAACAACTCATTTAGCTCTTCATATTTTCTAAGAACTGTTTGCTGCTCACTACTCATATCATCAATATCAAAATCTTCTATGTTTGTTGCTAATAAAGCATAACCATCTGGTTGATTAAATATCTCAGTATTAATACTATCGAATGATACTAATGCGTCTCCATCGTACCATCCATAAATAGTATATCCGAAATCCTCAAGGAATTGCTGTGCAGTACCAGTAGTTCTCTCGAAATAATTTTCTAATTCAAATTCAAGTGCATCTTCAGTGAAGTAGTAACTTTTAGTTTCTAAAGTTCCAACAAATTCATTAGCTTCAGTTTCAGAATCAAGCTCTCCAACTGTTTCTCCTGGTTGTCCTAATAATTCAGTGTCAATAACTCGCCATGTATTATCATCTACTTGAGCAATTTCATATCTAGAGTATCTAAATTTTTCCAGATTAAGATTTGGTAATATCGAATATCTATAATCACTAATAGATTCTAACTTATCTATTGTATATACTTTTTCATAGTCTATAAAATCCTCTACTTCAGATTTAGAGTTTCGGACTTGTTCATATATGTCATCGCTTCTTAAATCATAAGGATTAACCCAATATACATTATCAGAATTTGCTACTTCTATTATTGAAGAATCAGAGTAAGTAACAAAGTAAGTAGTTCCAGCATATTCAATTTGATCTCCTGGCTCTAGATAGTTTTCATTGCCTCTAACTATTTCATATGGTGCGTTTCCTTCAGGCTCTATATAACCTTCAATAAGTGCTAGTGTTCTTGGAGTTGGAATTCTTAACTCTTTCATACCAAGCTCTGCACTTCTTTTTATCTCTTCTCTTAAAAGCCTTTCTGTATAGTTCTTTCTATGAGCAATAAATTGCTTATCTCTTAGTGATGCAGCATCAAGAAGTTTATCTTCTAATTTTGTAACTTCTCTTGAAGCATTGAAGAAATTAGCATACGCTTTAGGATCTACTTTTACTTCTTCTAAAGTTTCTTCTTTGTATCTATCGAAAGCTTCTTCTATAGAGTAGAATTCTACATCATCTGTCTTTAATCTATATGATCTCAAAGGTACAACTTCAAACTTTATTTCAGCATCTAATGGAAGGTCATTTACTGCTGGACTTCCTGCTATTTTGAATATATAAGCTGACCAATACTTAGAATATTCTGCATTTAATTCTTTTAACTCTTCATTAATTGAATCATACTTTGCTTGATCTTCTTCATTTAGAATACCTTCTTTCCAATATTTGTTTTCTAAAACTTCTATCTCGTTTTCAAGTCTGTCATAATCTCTGTTATTTCTAACTTCAGCTTGAGCATCTTTGAGTCTACCTATTTGTCTATCTAATTCTGCAAGATTTTCAGGTGTCCTTCCTTTGTCTTTTAAAAGTATTAACTCTAAACCTAAATCTTGTCTCTTTTCAAATGCTTCTTTAGCTCCAAGCTTGCTTACAATAGGAAGCTCTTTTTCTAATACACTAATTAATTCAGATAATTTTATTCCTTTCTCTCTTTTTTTGAATAACTCATTTAAAGTTGGGTAATCTTCAATTCTAAAGTCTCCTATATCAACTGCTTTAAATGTTTCTTCTATTTGTTCTAATACGTAATCAAAATCAGATGTTATCTTACTTATAGTTGAACTTGGTTTTCTATCTTTTTTTAGTTCAAAGGCTATTCCAACTCTATTTATATATCTAGTAGCTTCTTCATTGCCTAATTTTATTTTGTAAGATCTTGTATTTTTTTCTATTATATCTATTTCATTAAAAGGTAATTGAATAGCCCCTATTTGATTAGTAAATGATCCTGGATCATCGTTTGTCCAACTAACCATTTCTGGAAGAGTTACCTCTTGACCCTTAGCAATATTCATTAATTGCTCTAGCTTTTGTTTGGTAAGTTTAACTCTCCTCGTTTGAGCACTAGACTCCATACTAGACATGAACCGATTATAGTGAGACTCTGGAGATTTATCTCTATCTCCGTATAGATCTACAAACTTTTTCTTTTGTTCTTCAATTGAAGCTTCAGTTCTAGCTATATATGCCATTGTTTCGGAGATCTCTTCCGATAACTCTTTTACATTTTTATACTCACCTTGATTCTTTTTCGCCTTATCAATGATCTGCTTATTCTCTTGTATCTTAGCGAATATAGGTTTCTGAGCTTCTGTAAGTCTACTTGAATCAGAGTTATAAGATGCTAGTAATAAATCTGTAGCTTTAGCTTTTTGATAAGAATCAGATTGGAACTCTGCTCCGTATGCTATGCCTTCTTCGTTATTATACCACATTCTTGAGTGACCAAATAGACCTTTATTTATACTTCTAGCATTATCATAATTGTCTATCCATGCCTGTGCTCTTTCTCTAGATGAAGCTGCGTTGTATACTTTTTCGTTTATATTTTCATTCGTAAGTACAGCATCTTGTTCGACAACAAAGAATGTGCCTTGCATTTCTCTTATTTCAAAATCAATACCCTCAGCAGCTTCAAAATCTGGTCTAAAATGTCCTGTTGCTTGATGGTCTAAATCAGTATTGAATATGTGAGTTTCATATTTTGTAGCTCCAGTGTCTACATTACCTGATCCATAAGAAGCGTATGTAGAAGATACAATAACTTTTAGTGGCATCATTCTAGCATTTACCTCAGCTTTGAAATCATCAAAAGGTATTTTATCTTTTCCTTTGAAGTATTCTAATTCAAGAACTTCGTTTATGATATCCTTCTCGATTTTCTTTGTTGAAGCTTGATTCAATACTTGCTTTATCGTTTGTATGTTAACAAGTTTTCCTTCCTTGTTAGCAAGCATCTGGTCAAGTAACGCTGGAACTGTGTAAGTGGTAGTTGAGAATTCCTCATCTCTTAATAAGTCAATAGCTACTGCATATGCAAACTGATCTAATGTCAAATTAGAAACTTGGTTTGGATCCATTTGAGTAAGTCCTACAGCATTCTTTATACTTGTCCACAGATCAATTAAGAATTGTTTGAAATTATTATACTTAGTCTTATTGATAAAAGATTCTCCTTGGTTTCCAATTGCTGTTACTAAAGCTTCTTCTAGTATCTTATCTTCAGAATAATTGAAGTAAACACTATTTCTGTCTTTAGATCTTTCGAGAATATCATTATAATACTCAGAATCTTTTACTAGATCTGTACCTCTTTTATATAAATCAGGTCTTGTGTCTCTAGCCCACTTTGCCCACAAATGCCCATACTCATGTATTGGAGTATTGTAGTTTAGCATGTCTGGATTAATGTATAGGTCATCTCCTAATAAGAATCCAGCGATTTGATTTGGAGTAGCGTTTGACCTATTTTCCGTATTAGCTGCTCTAAGACCTTTGCTAAAATCTGCCTTCTCAACAAATGTTCTTCCTTTAAGTAAACCTGTATTGTTAAGTCTTACAGCAATTGCTGTAAAAGCTTCTCTTGGAACTATCTGTGCTTCTTTTATAGAATCAGGTGCTTGACTGAAAGCTATAGCTTGTTCTATCTCTACAGCATTTTCATCAAATACAACATAGTTAAAACCTCTAGCTGTATCAGATGTTACTCCACGAGATACACTTTCGGCAGGATATTTTATACCATCGATATTGTTTTTAAGTAGAAACAGAGATGTGTCTTTATCGCTGCGATTTAATAAACTACTTAAATCTCTATATACCATTTGCCCTGTTGTTGTCTCTCTTAATAGTGAACGTATGTAAAACGCATCAGAGATATTTACTCCAATTTCATCAGACAGGTCCATAGCATCATCTACACTAATATCATTTAAGCCCCCTTCTATTAACTTATTTAATTTATCATTTGATATGTTTTTCTCTTTAACAAATGATTGTAATATTTTATTTCTTTGCTCATAAGGCACAGGTTTATCCCACTCTAACCAAGTGTATTGATCAGGTGTTTTTTTATTTTGTAGAGTTACTCTGTAAAGATTTCGACTAGCTACTCTTTCTACTTTTTTACCTTCTATGCTCGGTAAATGACTTAAAATTTTTTGAGACATACTTTCGGAATAATAGTCTCCATCTTCTATTCTTCTATATACACCTTCTATTCCAATTTCTGAAACACCAAAAAGAGTTTCAAATAACCCCCCATTGGTTTCTTCATCTTTTGATAAGTCTACTTTTTGACCATCTATTGTAAACTGAACTCTTGACAAAGAGGTTGCGTAACTTCTTGCAATACTTTCTAGATCAGTAAAATATAACCCCCAACCAAATGCTTGAGCACCTTCTCCAGTTCCAATCTTTTCCGTTTTAAATCTTTCGAATCTATAAGGTGATCCATGCCAAGCAGATATTTGGAATCTTGGTCCTTGTTTTCTTTCTGCTACTTTGAATCCTCCAGCAGTAGTTGGAACAAGTAGCCCTTCTAATCTTGAGAATACACTTTCAGCTGCTTGTGTTCTTACTTTGGCTGGATAGAATACTTTATCTTCTTTTTGAACTTTATCAAATAATCTTAAATAGAGTTCCGTTGCGATCCCTTTACCCCTATGTATTTCAGCTACTGATATCTGCTCATCTGCAAATCCGTCTTCTGTTTTTGTAAGTCGTATTGATCCAACACGTACTCCATCTTTATACGCAACAATAGAATTGTTTACTTCAAAGAATGTATAACTCTTGTCTTTAAGTGTTGAGAATTCCTTGAGGTTTACGCTCATCTCATCATTTACTCTTGATCTAGCTACTACACTTTTAAATGTAGTGTAATCAGATGTATTATTTGCTGGAGCACTATACCTATCAAACACTTTTGATGCTAGATTTCTATCGAACTCAAAGTTTAGATTCTTAGTATAGTATTTTGAATCACCTCTCTTTGGAACTTTTACAAACAACTTTCCAGCTTCCCTGTCTAATCCAACTCTGTATAAGTCTCCATTTATTTTTATGAAGTTATCAGAAGTATTTGGTGTAATTACAAAATCTCCAAGCATTACAAAGTCTCCTTCGTACTCAGATTTTGCTTCAGGAAAGTTTGTATAATACAGATCTTCAGAAACTATTTCATTTGTTGGAGGCACAAGATACTTCATGTTAGAATCTTTCTGAAGTCTAATATAATCTTCAAGTTGTGCCTGAAGCTCAATACCCTCAATCGAAGGTATAGTATCTGTTAGTGTAATATCCCTATCTGTTATTTCAAACTTAGATAGTATGGTTTTATATGTAGTAGTGTTTGCTGCCTTCTCTCTTAGTATATAGTTGTAGAAGTCACTTACAAATGATGACTTTAAGTAGTTCTCATCTGTCTTTATAACAGCAAGGTCTTTTGCTTCACTTAACTTTGATGGAAGTGCATCATGATCAAATAATACTTGATACGCTGAGTAGAGCTCTTTATTTCCAAGGCCTTGTATAGTCTGTCTTGACATCAAGTATCTTGAGATATCGTTTAGTACAGAAGGCTTATTGTTTATATCCTTGGTAAGCATATACTCAGAAGGGATACTCATTCTTCCTTTTGCTATTTCATCATAAAGGTAGTCAATCAAGTCCATCACATTTGCGTCTTGATTCACTTTATGGAATAGATTGTCTCCTACTTTAATAAGCCCATGAGAATTGAATAATTCATTTTCTGGAACTTCTGTGTGTAGACTAACTATGTTGTATGCTGTATATTTATTTGGAATGTTTTCAACAACTACTGTATCTTCAACAGGCATTATTGCCATTAAGCTATCTGAGAATGTTCTTACATTTGCTTCTGTAGGTTGGTTAAGCATCTCATTAGCTGTTTCTATTACAGCCATTACCTCTGCCCTCATTCCTGGAAATTCTGAGATACCTACAACATCAACATTGAAATTTGTAAATTCATTCTCAACTTCTTTCAATACTGATCGGATAAGCTCTGGATTTGATTGCCAGATATCCTCATCAATAGAATTGAGATAGTCTATCTCAGCCTCAATCTTTGTTGTGTCTTGATTAGCTGGTAAAGTATTCTTTACAGTAGTATAAACTTTGTTGTTATTACTTGTCAGCTCACCGTTAACAAAAGATAATTTAGGAATTCGCTTTAATCCACTAAAACGATTGATGATAGTGTTGGCAAAGTCATTGTCCTCTAAGAATCTATTTACAAAGTCCTCATAAGGAAGCTCCTTTATTTTGTTGTAAAAATCCTCAATGTTGTTAAAATCTGTAACTTTTAGGAATATCGCATTGTCAACTTCAT